TCCACCCACACCTCGCACCGCGAAGGACGGGAACGAGGGGGGGGGGGGGGGGGGGGGGGGGGATGCTTGAACAAAAAGGTATCCGAAACATGTTCGATAACTTGGTCGAAAACGATATAACCAAATCATTCGATTTCGGAATTCTTAAAGAACTCGACCGTATTATGAAGAAGCGCAATATCTATATTTGGTGCAATAAACTTCTCATACCGAAACTGTTTGAATATTATAAAGGTTCGCTTTTTGATATAATCAGTTGGCATAAAACAAACGCTATGCCGTTGTGTGGAAGCAAATACCTAACCGATACCGAGTATTGTCTATACTTCCACGATACGATGAAACTTAATACAACTTATGATACGGCTAAAACGCATTACGAACAGCCTATAAATATCAAAGACAAACAAAAATATGGGCATCCGACTTGCAAGCCCGTCAACATTCTCGAAAACTTGATAATCAACAGCTCGAACGAAGGTGATATCGTATTCGACGCCTTCGCGGGTTCAGGCTCGACTTTGGTTGCGGCTAAAAACCTTAATCGACAATATCTTGGATTCGAAATCGACCCGAAATGGGCGCAGGTCGCACAAAATCGTCTTAATAACATTGACGCCGACGGGCAAATGTCATTATTTACATTCTAAAAATAAAAGGAGCAATTAATATGAAAACTTGGGCAGAAAACGAAATCGAACTCGCCATCAAAAAAGAAACAGCAAAAAAAGATTCTATGGGCGAATATGTAAAAATGTGTCTTGAATCCGCACTCGAAGCATATAAGGTGCTTTGCGTTCAGGGACATTCTGGTATGAGCATAAAAATAACACAAGACATACTCAATCGCCTTATCGACGGAAACCCTTTGACCGCAATCGAGGACACGCCTGATGTTTGGGTAGAAACTCGAACAGAAGAAAACAGTACAAAACATTTTCAATGCAATAGAATGTCGTCTCTATTCAAAACCGTGGACGGAAATGGAAACGTATCTTATGATGATATCCATCGTGTCCTTTGCAAAGCCGTAGATAGTGATATTCGCTATTTTTCTGGGCTCGTATCAGACGTAATAAATAAAATGTATCCTATCAAAATGCCTTATTATCCCGCCGATAGAAGCTATGTGGTTTTGGTCGAAGAAGCGAATTGCTATAAACATCTTATCTCTGTTACTACACCTGAAAACGAGGTTATCCCTATAGAACGATACTTCAACGATAAGGGAAAAGAAATCGGCGAAGAAGAATTTACAAATTACAAAAATACGTTGGAATAAAACATTTTTAGTAACCCTATTGACAACGACTTTGTGCTTTGCTATAATCTAAGTACAAAGTCGAAATCAAAGGAGTGACAACAATGAAAGTTAGTGAAATGAATCGCAGACAGAAAAAAGCGTTTTACAATATCAAATACGCGGCAGACGACCTTCTCGGTGGACTCGAAAATACACTTTTGGATTATTCCGAAGATAGTGACGAATACAAATCCGCTAATGCACTGATTCACGACCACGACAGGCTCGTGAAAAGATTGTATTCAGATGCAACCACTTGTGTGTACGGTCCAGGCTATTGCGGATTCGGTCCCGAACACGAGAGATTCATACGCGATATACGTTTCTGCGGCAAAGAATGGCTTATGGAACGCTGCGAAAAGAGAATAACAAAGGAAGGATATTGATTATATATGCCACAACAACTAAAAACTTGCAGAAGAAAAACATCAGACGATGAGTTCTTTACAATGTATAAAGATGCCGTCCGAGAACTGCACAAATATGATTTGAGGGGTAAACGCATAATTTGCCCCTGCGACAATCGCGAAAGCAATATATACAAGTATCTGAAAGACTGTTATTACAATGTGAAATGCGATGCTACAGAATGGAGGGATATCGATTACAGCCAGTATGACGTTGTAATTACGAATCCGCCGTTTTCTCAGGCGCGAGAGTTTATTCGGTATTTAGTCCGTTGCAATGTCGATTTCATTATAATCGTAAGCGATGTGATGAGATATAGTATCAAGAACGGGAAATGCTCTTTTGGGCGCAAGATATATATAGGAAAAGACGCACAAAAGTTTTATAGACCAGACGGCTCAATCTATCCTGTCCATTGCGGGTGGATTTCGTCTTTTCAAGACGATTGGGGCGAAAATGAACTAATAGAGACCGAATAAAATTCGGTCTTTTTCTTTCTTAACCCCATTGACAACGGTTTTATATTTTGGTATAATATAAATACAAAAATGAAACAAAAGGAGATATACAAAATGAAACATTTTGATAGTGTAAAAGAACACGCAGAATATACGACTATAACCGAATATCTGCAACAAAAATGCGAAGCCGTATTGAACACGATTAAGCCGATATGCGACGCGTTCGGTATCAAAGATTATGACTATGTTGTCGACGACAGACTCTCTGAACGTCTTGTACTCGAAGGCACTAAAATCGGATGCACTTCGGATTCTATCGCCACAATCGTAAACGAACTCGTCATATATCTGTTCGTGAACTATGCGGCAAATAGGTTTTATAATTTTAAGAAGCAAAGTCTGAACGAACTGACTCGATACTGGATAAAGGATTGATTTTATGGACGATAAGATAAAATTTGAAGAATTTGCAATCGGGAAACCGACGCCAGAAGACGACAAAAAAATACAAGATACTACGATTTGGTGGGCGAGAGAACTCATAAAGGCGCAGGAAATCGCGATAAGAGAAAAAATATTCGCCAACACCGTAATTATCAATGAGAACTATATTAAGACCGCTTCTATACCGTTTTCTTACGGCTATGAAATTCCTCCGATGATATGCGGACTCGAAATACATCCAACAAAAACGTTCTTGCCCGATAATGTCGCTTTTGCGCTCGTAAAAGCGCCTACAACCGAATTTGAGCGCAAACTCGAAGAAGGAATCGAAAAGTTTTCGGATATGGTTGCAAAACACCTCGCGGATGTTTTCGATTCGCCCTGCAACTATTCACCGCTCGACGAAGAAATGTTCGACTACTGCGGCGGTGTCGAGGGCGAATGCGAATGCGATGATGCCGTCGAGTGTTGGAAACGCGTTTTCAAAATGTGGAGTATCGAAAATGAACGAAAAATATGAAAGACTTACCGCAACAACATCAGACGGCAGTGTCGGTATCAGACGCGGTTACACCAAAGACGATTTGATTGCGCGTTTGGTCGAACTTGAAAACAAAATCGAACATAACAATATCGCTATTCTTCCATACAATGTAGGTAGCTTCGTTAATTACGGTGACGAAAACGCGCTCATAAGTGGATATGTAATTCAAGGCGCACAATTATATATTCAACTCTGTGCGTATGAGAGACCAGATGAGAAATATTGGTATTTCTGGATAGAACCCGACGACGAGAAATTGGTTGTCCCCGAACAAAAACCGTTTTCGCACATTCCAGAAGGCGTAGAAGTAGTGAAATTCGAATTCAAAGACGAAGACAAAAAAAAGTTCTTTTATCCTGACTTCGATTTCGATAACGATATCAAACCTGTAAAAGAACAGGATATAAAAATAGGATATTTTCGCAACGGAAAGGAGAAATAGAATGAAAATTTTTGCAAAAACAGTAGAGCAAGAGGCTCTCGACCAAATAAATAAAATGGCAAATTCGCCCGTCGGACAAAATGCACATATCCGTATTATGCCCGATTGTCACGCTGGCGCAGGTTGCGTTATCGGCACAACTATGCGTATAATAGATAAGGTTTGTCCGAATCTCGTCGGCGTTGATATCGGCTGTGGTGTAGATTATGTCGAGACCGATATCGATTTCGCTTCGAGATGTGACGAACTCGATTCCGTTATCAGACAAAATATACCCTGCGGAATGGAAACGCATAAAACCCCGCAAGATTACGATTTTAGCGACCTTCGTTGTTGGGATAAACTCAAAAAAGAAACCCAAGACCTCGCTAAAACCGCTCTCGGAACACTTGGTGGCGGAAACCACTTCATCGAAGCATACGATAACGGCGGGCTTTCCGTTCATAGCGGCTCTCGAAATATCGGTTGGCGCGTTGCCGAATACTATCAAAATCTCGCAATCAAGCATTGCAATCACGATTTGTATTTGAAACAGCTCGAACAACTCAAAAATATAGAACCGCAAAATCGTCAACAGTGGCTCAATGAACACAAACTCAAAGTCGATAAAGAACTCGCTTATCTCGAAGGCGACGATATGCAGGACTATCTTCACGACATCGCCGTTATGCAACGTTTTGCGAATGCGAACAGAAAACGTATGCTTGATGTAATCGTTTCAAAAATGGGCGGCGTCATTAAAACGCATATAAACTCGATTCACAACTATATCGATGTCGAGAACAAGATTCTTCGCAAAGGCGCAATTTCGGCGCTTGACGGGCAAATACTCGTGATTCCGCTCAATATGCGCGACGGATTGCTCATATGCAAAGGTAAAGGCAATCCCGATTGGAATTTTTCTGCGCCTCACGGGGCTGGAAGACTCTATTCGCGTAAAAAGGCAAAGGAACTCTTTACCGTTGACGATTATGCGAAAGCAATGGACGGAATCTATACCACCTGTGTGAATGAAGATACTCTCGATGAAGCGCCGTTCGCGTACAAGGACTACAAGGAAATAATGGAATGCGTCGAACCCACTGTCGAGATTCTCGAAAGACGAATTCCGATATATAATTTTAAGGCGAACTGAGAAGGTGTAAAATGAACAATAGGTTAAATCTTTACAAAAAACCGCAATATGCGGGACCGTTTGCAAAAGAACTCGAACTCATTCAAGGGCGATATATCCGCGAACAAACCCGTCTCGCAATCGAACATTTTCCTAAATATTTCTACGACGTGATGTCGAGTTCAACGGGGAAATATCACGCGGAAGGCGAAACGCTTTATCTTCATACTCGGCGCGATGCCATACTCGGCGCAGATATTGTCAATCTCAAAATGTTTGAACTGTCGCCCGTCGAAAAAGACCTCGTAATCGCGGCACTCATTCTTCACGACTGTTGTAAGTACGGTATGAACGATACCCCGTCTGAATACGTTTTGCATTCGCATCCGATACTGGCAAGCCAATTCGTATGGTCCGTATGCGAACCCGAATTCGCAGAAAAAGTCGCGCCACTTGTTGCCGCACATTCGGGGCAATGGACGAGTTCGAGATATTCCGAAATCGAATTGCCCGAACCGAAAACGAAACTGGAAAAAATCGTACACCTTGTCGATTATATTGCTTCACGCAGATATATCGAAATAAAAATAGAGGAGAAACTATGAACAACGAACAAAGTATTTTTGACCTCTTGCCCGAAGATGATAAAATGAAAAATCATTTGGAGAGAGAAAAATCAATAGATTGGAAATGGAGATTCGCCGACTATCCTCCTAAAAATGGCTTGAAAGTTTTTTCTTGCTTTGCTTGTGGTGGGGGTAGTACAATGGGATATAAACTTGCAGGGTGCGATGTAATTGGAGATTGTGAACTCGACAAAAGGATGAACGATGTCTATGTCAAAAACCATCATCCAAAGTACAACTATCTTATGGATATTCGAGATTTTAACAATCTTGACAACCTACCCGAAGAACTTTATCATCTTGATATTCTTGATGGCTCACCGCCTTGCTCAACATTTAGTATGGCAGGAGAACGAGAGAATGCTTGGGGTAAAGAAAAGAAATTCCGAGAGGGGCAAAAAGTGCAAACTCTTGATGACCTTGTGTTTGTCTTTATAGAAACTGTTGCAAAATTAAGACCAAAGGTTGCGATTATGGAGAATGTGGAGGGATTACTTTTAGGCAGTGCTTGGAAGTATGTCAAACAAATCTATAAAATGTTCCACGATATAGGCTACAAAGTGCGGCACGAACTCTTAAAAGGCGAAGATATGGGCGTACCACAAACTCGACATCGTGTATTCTTTGTAGCAACAAGATTAGACTTTGACTTGCAAGATATTGACCTCAACTTCTACTATGAGCCTATAAAATATGGCGATTTTAAGACCGACCACGAAAAGATTGCAAAGGGCAAGATGAGCGAGGCAATAAAACAAATTCGCCCAAATGAAGCCGTAAACGAATGTATGATGCGTGTCTATGGTGTTAATAGTGGCATAACCCATAGAGTGGTTAGAGAAAGCGATATATATCCCACACAAATAGCAGGACACGGAGATATATGGACAGAAAAAGGCAATCACCCAAGCGATGAAGATGTACTTCACGCACAATCATTCCCCGAAGATTACGATTTGGGCAAAGAAAAATCTGAATATATATGCGGAATGAGTGTGCCACCACTAATGATTAAAAGGCTTGTAACAAGACTTATCGATAGCGGAATATTCAATAAATGAGGAAGATATATATGAAAAGGACTCAAAAACTTATTATTGTAGCAACATTACTTATTGTAATAGCACTTCTTACACTCGTGGCTTGTGACGTGGGTAAATCCGCGAACGAAAAGATGAACGAGGGTGTGCAAAACGCAATGAACTCTGGTGCAAATATCGTTGAGAACCAACCCGCACCAACCGACACGGAGGGTTAAAAAATGAAAAACGCAATACTTATAACGCTTGTTGTAATACTTGTTATCGCAATCATAGGTGTTTCCATCTTCTTCGGTGCAACACCGCTTGGCAGAACGATTATAAAAAAATGGAAAGAATCTCTGCACAAAGCCGACGACAGCTCTTCTTATGGAACACAAAAAGAAGTCGAAAATACTTGCAGAGCAATGATTTCGAGTTATAATCAAGACAAGCTTATTTATGAACAATATAAAGATAGCGCCGACAAATCACAAGTCGAGTTGGCAAATAACGCTAAAATTCGAGCAAACAATACGGCAAGCACATACAACAACTATATCCTAAAAAATAGTTATGTGTGGCAAGACAACGTGCCGAGCGACATTAAAATGAAACTTGATTACATCGAATAAAAAGGATATAAAAAAATGTGTTTCAAAGTAGAGATTCTCAAGCATCCAACCGACGAGGATTGGATGCTTTGCAAACAATGTACACTCGTTACAATCGGCAAAGAAGCAAAACAGCCGCCGACAGACGAGTGGAAGCACAAAATACTCGCGTCCGAACATAGTCCCATTCGTGTTCTTCAATTCGTATTCAGAATCACGAATTTACCGTATTGGGTATCTGTTCATCTTTGTCGTCATGTTATGGCAACACCTTTTGTTAAAACACAGCGCAATGACAGACAACAAAATTTTGACCGCAATTCTGCACCTCAAGACTCTCCTGTGGATATGTGTTGGAGCATGAATGCACAAGAACTGATGACTATTGCGCATAAAAGATTGTGTAATCAAGCAAGTCCTGAAACAAAAGAGGTTGTTAAAGAGATTTGCAGACAGGTAGAAGAAATAAATCCCGAATTCAAAGGCTTGCTCGTTCCTAATTGCGTTTATCGCGGCGGCAAATGCACCGAATTCTATTCTTGTAAGGAGAAATAATTATGAAAAAGAAACTTATTGTATCAATCGTTCTCGCACTCGTCATCGTTACCGTTCTCGCTGTATGTCTGAGCGGTTGTGACTCTAACAATAAAAAGTCAGCCGTTGTTATCAGAGAATATGCTGGCGACGGATATAGCGAAATTTATGCGAAACTTCCTAATGCTGTTTCGGGTTGGGTTAAAGTTGATTCTTACTGCATTTACGATAACGGCGTTATCGTCATCGAATCAAGTTATGTCACAGGGTATGGCGAAATACAAAAACGCAAATTCGTTACAGACGTTAGCCAAGTCACATTCCAGTGTACAAACAACGGTCTGTTGCTGTAACACTTTTCCCCAAAATCTATTCAGAAGCCTTGTTAACCTACTTGACAAGGCTTTTGTATTTTAGTATAATATATTTGTCAATAAGATAAATCAGAAGGAGAATAAAATATGAGACTTTGGCATATCGATATATTGCCGCGCTTGCCTCAATCCCAGCTCGTGGCTCAATGGCGAGAACTTAATTCAATCTACAAAGACGAGCCGAACCACATACTTATCAACTACATATACAAATATCCGAAGTCATATTTGAGAACATATTCGAACGCTGTTATAGTGGAAATGCGCAAACGCGGTATCGCTATTCGTTCAATGGACAAATTCGATACCTATTTCGCAGGCGTCACCGCTTCTGGCAAAGAGCGATTCCCTGAACACAATGAGGAGTATTATCAAATCTGTTTCTGGAACCTTCGCGAAAAATATCTTCGCGGTCAAAAAGATTTCACAAAAGAACTTTCCGATGCCTTAATTGTGAATTTTATTTTAAGAGATGGATGCAATCATTATAAGGAGATTTGTGATGAAAACTAAACAAGAACAAATAAATAAACTTGCAAGCATTATCTTTGAAACCATAAATCGAGAAAACATAGACCGATTTATCGAAGATAAGAACGGCAATCTTGTGAGTGTGGAAACGGTCGGTATCGAGGGTATAGCCGAAGCTATTATCAACTCAGGCTATGGCGATATATCTGAGTACAAAGCCGAGATTAAGCGGTTGAGACTTGAGAACGCGCTTTTTGAAAAAGACGTATTAAGAATGCGCGATGAGATTAACGAATATAAGTCCGAAATCGAGCAGCTGGAAGAGAAATTACCGAGAACTCTCTTGGACGCACTCAATGCCGAGACGAAAGAACTGATACTATCTATGTATAGCAAAAAAATGCAACAAGCGGTGGATGAACAATATCTCGAAGACGGTCACGCAGCTGCCGATTCTGTCTTGTGTGAGTTGCTCACGCTTCTCGGATACGATAAAGTCGTCAAAATCTACAATACGAGGTGGCAAAAATGATGCTGAAATCTGATTGCCCTTGCAAGGGCTGCACCTCTCGCCATCTTTCTTGCCACGCTTCGTGTTCGGGCTATGCCGAGTTCAAACAAAAACGCGCTACCGCTCTCGCTAACGAGCGCGCAGAAAAATACGATAAAGCCGCATATGTTCGCAGAGTTATTAACCGCTCGTGGGCGGCGGGAGGTAACAAAAAATGAACCCAGATATAAACTCACAGAAATGGGAACTCGTAGAAATTCTAAACAAAAACGTTCTTAGCGTCCAAAACACTCTACGCATGATTACGAACAACCCCGATGTCTCAATCGAGACGCTAAAATCCATCGCTTCGCTTCTTGTGGAAAGCGATATCGCGAATCTAACCAACTCAATCGAGAAAATCTCGAAAATAAAATAAAAGAGGTAATTTATATGGCAACAAAGAAAAATACAGCAGTTTACGATTCAGTTGACGAAAAAATAAAATCGGTTGACGATTCGGTTGACGACAATACAAAAAAAGTTGAAGATAACGATACAGATGTCGTTCAAGCAGTTACCGAGAAGCCGCGTATCATCCGCGTTATACGCGTCGAAAATAAGGACCTCGAAGCCACTTTGCAACGGGTCGGATACGGAAACGTCGCCCAAATCCTTGTCGAACCCTCTCTCGGATTCGCGCTCTTTAACGTAATCTATTGGGAAAGCGAGGATTAAAAATGGACGAAACAATGAAAAATATTAAAATCGGTGTGAGCTATTCTGGTCTCGAAGAAAAATGGGTAATTGACGGTCGGGTCGTTCCCATTAACCGTTACCCCATCGACTGGAAGAAAGCGACGTCACCGATGTACACCGAACGCAATTCGCTCACGTCCGCTCAAAAGAGAGCGCTTGGGCTGTATCGCGTTCCGAAAAAATGATTTTTGAGAGGTAAAAATTTTATGAAAAAAGAAACACTTAAACAACAACAAATTCGACTCGACGGCGAAAAGTGGATGCGTAGTATCGCAACCGCTTGCGACCAATCGGGAATGATGTACTACTGCGAGGGATGTTCTCATTCCAACGGCTATCATTGTGATGTCACTCAAGACGAACGCGTTGCGGGTTCGCTCTGCGCTCGCTCTTGCAGACGAGTCAAAGGGGGTAGCGATAATCAATGAAGAAAGATGAAAAACTCAAAAAGTATTTCGCCGAACTCGAAATCCCCGACGAAGATATAATCGGTCACAGATTCGGGCTTTATACAGTAACGAGCCGTTGCGCGTCCGTTAACGAAGGCAATTCCGTTACCGAACCGACATATGTCGTAACTTACGGTGAGGGCGAAGACGCTCTTATCTCGCAATCGGACCTTCTCGCTTGCCGATTCTTGTCTCGCAAAGACGGTAACCCGCCTACTATTCGTCGCTACTGTGTGAAGAATTACGGCTCACTCACCAACTTCGACTATGCGAAATACGGCATCGAGACTTGTTCGTATTGCGGTCTGCCGTCCGTCTACGCAAAAGGCTTGTGCAGACCTTGCCACTCTCGCGCTCATACTCGCGTCGGACTCGAATACCAAGCCGATGACGCGCCGCACAACAAACTCACCCGACTTTCAAAGGACAGCCCCGAATACGAAGTCAAGAAGGCAATGCTTATGCTCTCGAAGTCGGCGCCGTATGCAGACGAGATGCGCAATCTCTATCTCGACGGATACACCTATCAACAAATCGCAAACAAATACGGCGTCACCCGCCAACGTGTATATCAGATTCTACACAAGGTCTATGTGAACGGTGGCAAAGTCGGTCGTCCGCCGAAGAAGAAAGACGGCTTGCTGTAATCGATTTTAAGGCTATGTTGAGGGCAAGGTCGATAACTTATTCGATTTTGCCCTCAATTCACGATTTTGGGCTATTAGAGAGGCTAAAATGCAATTCGAAAACATAAATTTTAAGACGCAAAAAGATTTAGAGACGTGCGGGAACGATTGGGCGAAGTACGATATGACTCTTGACAAATACAAGGGCGAGCTAAAATGTTTTAAGTCCTGTAATCGATTTTAAGACGGTGTTGGCTTCGAGGTCGAACAAGTTGTCGATTTCGGGGCTAACGCTTGATTTTGGGCTATTACAGACGCTCAAACGCTATATTGCAAACTATTTTTGAGGTGAAACTATGAACGAAAACGAAATTTTTAACGAAAATGTTGAGGATTGCGGTCCTGCGGGCGGCAAATATGGGCAGAAGGGTCCTGTCGGCATCTGCTTCGACCAAACAAAGAAAAAGTATAAAGCCTACGTCGATATCTTTGGAATCCGTATCAATCTCGGTTCCGCTTTCCCGACCTATCAGGACGCCCTCAACGCCAGATGCGCTTATCTCAATAAAATCTTTGTCACCTACACTATCGAACTCGGCGGCAATATCGAACGATTCCCACTCCCCAAATTCCTACAACTCTATTTCGGACTCTCTTCTTCCGAATCCGTCCGCATACCCCTCGCTTGCATCAAAACCTATCTCGACCTTCCCCCTAAGCAACGCAAAGTCTTCCCCAACTTCGTCATCGATTGCGTCAAGAAAGGAACCGTTCCCGATTCCGAACCCGCTGACCTCTCTCGCTTCAGCTACTATTCTTATCCCGCTGCCGCCGCCGTCGTCTTCGGTCTCTATCCCTTCCGCCTCGCCCGCCTCATCTACTGCGCCCGATACGAGGATATCATCCAACAAATGCAGGATATCGTCGATAGCGGCTGTTGCTGACGTCGCGCTACTCTTTGATTGCTATCGACTATCGGTTATAAAACGGTCCGAACTGAATCCTACACTCTCATCGTCACCGTCGCCCCCGTTCTCGCGGTGGTGTCGGTGGCGATGAGAGTGTTGTTTTTCGTCCATCTTTCTTTTCTCTTCCTTTATTCTTTGCAAGGTTTCTTGTTTCCTTAACATCCACTCTTTTCTTTTTCCCTTCTTCCTCTTTCCCCTTCTTCCCTCTTTCCTTATTTTTCACTAATGTGGCTTTTCGTACAAATGTCAATTAAATGCCCATAAAAAACACTTTTCGTGTTCCGCAAGAAAAAGAAATCGTAGAAAAAGAATCCCCCAAAAGAAACAAAAGAAAAATACCGCGTAGCGGTACAAAAAGAAAACCAAAGAAAAGGGGGTATTTTGACGACCTAAATAGTTTACTTGTTTACCAATTTTAGCCACTTTTTTAAGAAAACCACCCCTTCACCCCAAAAGAACTCATTCTCTCAGTAGAAGAAAAAGGGCGATACTATGTATCGCCCCAAAAAGAAGAAATTCCCCCTTTCTCAAATACGATTCGTGTTCCGAATTTCCCCCTAAGGGGGGAAATTTAAGACGGGTCAAATCCGTTCCCAAAAACCACATCTTCCGAGTTCTTTTTTTGATTATTAATTGAAAAATGTAAATATTATATACTTCGTATATATTATTTACTTTTTTCTGTTAATTTTGTGCCTCTTTGTAAATTTTCTGCGCGCGAGGAGACTTTTTTTTCTTCAACTTCCCTCTCGATTTTTTCTTCCTTGCGTACGGATAATTTATAAAACTACTAAAAATTAACTGAAAAATGTAAATATATATATTTCATATATATTATTTACTTTTTTCAATTAATAATCAAAAAAAATTCTCGGAAGATGTCTTCTCAATTCCGCCTTTTATATACATAGTATATAACTTCGCTTTTTCAAAAAATGTTTCACAACTTTTCTTATCTTCTTTCTTTTTCTTTCTTCTGTTCTTTTGATTCTTTTGTCGTTAACTTTTCTTAAAACAGCCTTTTTGTGAAACATCTTAACCCCCTTTACAACCGCCCTGCCCCTGTGTTATAATCCCCTTATGAAATCAGACTACAAAATCCCACCAGTTTCAACCAAGGACCCCTTCGCTATGTTGCGCTACTTCGGCTGCAACGCCGTCCCCATTCCCGATAACGACCCCCTCAAACGCCGTAAACTCAATTACTCTATTCGCGTGTTCGATTCAACCCGCCTCCCCCGTATCGCTTGCCCTCTCACTAACAACCCCAACTCCCTCATCGTCATCTCTTTCCCTGGTCCACCTTCTTTCGGCGCCCAGTCTTTCGCTTTCGACCCCGAATCTATCCTGCCCGCTATCTCGGACTCGAAATCGGACAAGAATATCAACTTGTCCGAACGCCTGCTACAACCGCAATCCTCACCCTTCCTCGACTTCGTTCTCGATAACTTCTCTATCTCGCCCACTATCATTAATCGCCTCTATAACCATAAACGCGGCTACCTTAAACTCGTCCTCAACCCCTCTATCACTAAATTCAACTACTTCGTCAACGCTCAAAATCTCAAAAAATAATTTTTTTTACACTTCCCTATTGACATCACCGCTTTTGTGTGTTAACATATATCCAGAAAAAAGTCTTAACGATTACCGCCGTTAATACCCGCTTTACAGCAGGTCTTAATGATTCTAAAAGGAGATATATGCCTTCAAGAAAAAACAACCTACAATCCAGCGGCTCTCCCGCCCCTAAAAAAAATCCGCTTCCGAAAGTCTCTCTCGCCGATACTCCCCATACACCCGACGGGTCTTCTCTCGGTCGCGTTATCTATTACGACGACTTCCTCGAACCTAATCGCAAAAATCATAAAGTCGAAGGCTTCTACTTCGACCAAGATACCTTCGAAAATATCGTCGCTAACTGGGCTGACTTCGAGGATATCCCCATCATCCTCAAAACATCCGTCGAACAACTCGATATCTTCTGCAAAGCCCTCTACGGTCAATCCTTCAGAGAAGCTTTTAACCGTATGCGCGCCGTCTCTCGTATGCGCGCTCGCCAAATTATCGACAAACTCGCTTCAAACGGCAACGCTACCGCTGTCTCTATCGCTAAAACCCACTACGCTCGCCTCCTCGACGACGACGGCTCTAAACCTATCAATATCACTATCAAAAACGACCTCAAATCAGACTGAGCAAGGGTAGCTCTCTAAAGAAATCCCGTACGATGATATGGTGCGCTGTCGGTCACACCTCTTAAAGATTCCCGACTTCTAACGGCTTATTCGACTTTTAGAATGCCGTTTTTTTATGCCCTCTTTTCCGCCTCTTTTTATGTACCAAAAATGGTACATTGCGCCCCTAATTTTTGGTTTACCACAACTATACTTTTGGCTTAATATCACTATACCTTACCGCTCGTTTTTCGGTTTAATATCACTATACAACAAGTTTAGAATTACTATACTTTCGCCGTTTCACTCCGACTCCGAATCCGTCTCTGGTCTTGGTCTGACCTCATCCCCACATAAACTATTTACCCTACCGCCCTTGACACCGCTTTGTTACTGTGTTATACTTTCTTTATTATTATAAAGGAGGCGTTTTTTATATGCTTTTGGATGCGCTCAATAGGGAAATGGCGGCGTCCACAGAAACAGACACCTTCTACGCGCGCATGTTGGTCAGAACAGACGAAAATCTTGTCCTTGATTACTGCAATCCGATGTATAATAAAGACTATTTAGAGATAACTGCAGGCAAATTTTTGCTGATGTACAGACCAAGAAATGACCGTCCGAAATATCAAGGAAAACCGTACGTATTGGTAATGCCGACGGGCATTACGGTGCGAAGACGGTATGTAGATTGGGCAGATTTTTGTTCCGAATGCGAGCGCGAACCGCAGTTGAGATGGCTAAAGAAGTGGAGCAATTTGAATGAACAGTTTTTTGCGATGGCTAAGCGAAATATTGGGTTGCTATTCCCGATTCTGATACATCTTTTGGAATACGAACAACATTTACAAGAAGTATATCGAGAGCGATTCGGAGAAGACCCAGGCGAGAAAGCGTTGTTGTGTTCGCCTTATGAAGGCGAGGCAAGCGCCATTGTCGAAGACAACTATAATAATCAGTTATACCAAAACAATAAAGAAACAAAGTTATCCAAAAATAAAAAAGGAGACAAATAAATGACGATATTAGAATGGCTGCGCGCGCGCGTACGTAACGTAGCGGGTTCGGTCGTAAAAACGAAGCGACCCGACGATGAGCGAATGACGTTCATTAACGATAACGAAGCTATGGGGCGAATGAAGCTGAAAGAGTACGACGTGTGGTACGACGGCGACGGCGACGAGTTATTGAACTTTTACACAAGGCAGAACTATATCGGCTTCAATTACGAACCGTTTTATGCCCGCAACAAGAAGAATTATTTTTGGGCGATATCGAGTACAGAAGCGCAGATAAAGCGAACGCATAGCGGACAGCCGCGAAACATAGTCGATACGTTGGTGAACATAATGCCGTTTCCTTTGGTGTCGTGTTCGGAATCGGACAAGTTGAAAGCGGTGATAACCGAGAGCGGATTGGAACAAGTATATAAAGACGAACAGTTGCCGCTGACGTTGGTCGAGGGCTGGGGCTGTTGGAAGATAAATTGGGACAAAGACATAAGCGACTATCCGAGCGTCGAGTATGTATCGGCAGAGAACGTCGACTTCATATATAAGAACGGGAAAGTGATAGGGATTGTGTTCAAGAACTATTACACAAGCGAGAAGAAACGATACGTGCTGATGGAAACGAGGAGTATCGAATGGAAGCCGAAAGACGAAACTCTCACGCGCGCGCGTACGCATGCGTACAATATATATAATGGCGGGGGTGAAGGAGAGAGAGTGTTGGTAATCACGAACGAATTGTTCGAATTGCCTGCGAACATGTCAACGGACGATAATACGCCGCTGAAGAAAGTCGAGTTAGGAACTGTTTCAGCGCTGGCAGACGTCGAAGAAAGAATCGAAATCGGACCGTTTGATAAGTTGTTCGCCGTTCCTTGCATATTGTTAGGTAATACGAGCAAGCAGTGGGGTTATGGACGAAGCATATTCACAGGGAAAGTTGACTTGTTTGACGATTTGGACCAAGCGTTGTCACAGTCGTCGAATGCGGTAAGGTTGTCGACGCCGATAGAATACATAGACGAAGAATATCTTGACCGCGATAAGAACGGGTTGCCGAAGAAGCCACAATCATATGACAGAAAGTACGTTATGATGAAAGGACAGAGGAACGGAGACGGAACGACGACAGGACAGCCCGTACAAGTGACACAGCCGAGTGTAGATTTTTCTCGATATAGCGACCACGCGATACAGATATTGTTGCAGATACTGAACGGCATATTGTCACCCGCGACGTTGGGAATCGACATAGCAAAGAAAGACAATGCCGCCGCCCAGCGTGAGAAAGAAAAGGTGACGATATTCACACGAAACGCGTTGATAAGCGGCGAAGAACGGATACTGCGTTCGCTTATGGAACAGTTGCTGATGGCGAAAGAGTTTATGGATACGGGAGCGGTAAGTGTTCATTCGTATGACATCTCGGTAAAGTTCAACGAGTTTGCGGACGACAGCTTCGAGAACAAGTTGGAAGCGTTGGGGAAAGCATACGATATGGAAGAAATATCGACGGATATGTATCTGAACAAGTTGTATGGCGACACATTGAGCGACGAAGAACGGGCGGCGGAAAAAGAGTTTTTGGAATCGGCTCGTCAAGCGCGAACGGAAGCGTACTCGAACGCAGACGGCGGCGGGGCGAATACACAAGGGATGATAGACAACATCTTCGACAGAAAGAGGTGAAAAGAAAGGCGAAAAAGAAAAGGTTGCGCTTGCAACCTTTTTCTTTTGCCGTCTTTCCTTTTACCATATTCATTACCGTGCTGGGGTTCGGGTCGGATAGGGAGTACCGTGCTAATGCGGGGATAAGAAAAGAAGGAAGCACAACGGCTTCCTTCTTATATATTTGCGGCGGGCGGGTGGGTGATTGATGAGTTTAGAAGGGATACCGCTCGCCGCGATATTGGGGTGCAAAAGGAGTGCAAAAAGGCGATAAGGAAATACGAAGTATCACCGACAGCTGTTTTGTGGGGGATGGGGTACGGCTGGGTGTCAGCGTCGCCTAAATCCCTATCGCGATTTTGTAAGATAATTATAGCATAAACGGCGGCGGCTGTAAAGGGGGTTAGAGCAAAAATTTACGTCTACAAAATATCTACAAATGTATATTTATGCAGTATTTATGTATAATTATACATTAAGTACCGTGCCATATTCACCCCTATACCGTGCTCGAATATATACCCGAAAAGGCGCGATTCCGATACCGTGCTAACATCATAAAAGAAAACAGCCGCCCTCGTGGACGACCGTTTTCCCTTTTAGGAGATATGCCAATGAATGAGCAATCAGATGAATACGACGCGCGCCATTCCGTTCTCGCGATAGAACAGGACCTCGCCCGTTTCCGCGTCGATAATGTCAACGACAGCGGGGTCGGATATGAGCGCGTAATAGATTGATTTCGTGTGTTCGATGTACCCGTCGCGATTCTTGAATCGGACCAGGATATTGTTGCTTTTGTTAGTAGCCATAATGCCGCCAACCTCCTTTCGTATCTTTATTATACCATAATTATACCACGCAAGCCCGACGCTGTAAAGGGGGTTAGCGAAAATAATTGAGATAAAAATCGGCTATCTATGGGGTATTTTATTACCGTGCTATATATACAGCAAGTTACGAGCAAGTACGATTTCGGTATTCTAACCGTGCTAATTTGGCAAAAAGAAAAGCGACGGCAAGTAATCGTGCCGCCGCCGTTCTCGTTTCGCGATTGCCTTCATCTCAGACTATTCGCGAGTTCGAAGCCTCTTGCGTGTCCGCAGTAGAAAATGTCGAGAAGTGTTTGCCACATTTCGTACGCGCTTCTGAAGTCGTTCGCGTTTCCGACGAATGTCGCTTCGGGGTTGTCGTCGGTATCGGTTTCATACTTCGTCAGGGTAAAGTAGAACGTTTCTGTGCCGTCGCCTGCCTTCTTCATTTCAAGAACGTTTCTGTGCCCCTTTAAGAGTCCGAGGTCTTTTGCTGCAATGATTTCATTTGGTTTGAACATAGTGATGTTCTCCTTTGGTTTGATTTTGTACTCTCATTATATCATAATATCAAGCCGTTGTAAAGAGGGTTAGCAAAAATATTTCATACAATTTTTATACATTTTTTATACATATATGCACCGTGCAAAATATGCACATTGCTTCGGGCGCGATATAGTACCGTGCTATGTTTTTGGATATGGAAAAGCGACAGATTCAATTCTGTCGCTCTCTCGTCATATGAAATCCTTAATACGGCAATCCATAACCGCAAAGCAATGTTTGAGCGTTTGCGATTTGCTCAATATGCTCAATAAAGTTTCTTGAAATAGCAAAATCAACGGGGATTCTTGCGCTTCCGATATGCGTATTCCAGTCGAAATCCGCTTTGGAATTGACTTTCACACAAGCAGTGAAAACGTTTTTGTTGACTTCGATATAAACGGTTTTGCGTCCGACTTTGGCTTCAAAACGAGTTCTGCCAGAATCAAGTCCGTCGATATACAGTTGACCATAATTGAAATTGTGTTGCTTCATAAAAAGTATATCCTTTTGTTTCTTTTGATACTCTTATTATACTACAACAACAAATCGTTGTCAATAGATTTATAAAAAGAAAATTCGGAATTTTCGAATTATCTTATACCGCTACCGTGCTACTATGCCGTATCCGCCACGAGAGCGGATACGGAAAGCGACGGATTCTTGTTCCGCCGCCTTTTGATTTTAGTCTTTCCACGAGATTGAAGCAAAATCGATACTGCCGTCGCTGTTTAGTATCCGATAGACTTCTGCGTGTTCTCTGATGTCCGCGATTTGTTCCGCGATAATCTCGTTCACGCGTTCGAGTCCGATTTTGTCCTCGTACTCTTCGATATATGCTTCGTACTTATATGAGTCTTTTCCGAGGTCGGATTCGTCGCCGTACGCGATAATTGAGTTTATCATTTGTCGCAGATACATTTCGTCCCTCAATCTGTATATTTCGGGGGTGCGCTCGTGTTTTGGCAAGCGAAAGGTCGATTTTAATTTTTCTTGAATTTGTTTGTCTGTCATAATACCACCTCTCTTTTATACAGATAGAACGTGATATGTTCCGAATTTTGCATAGAAAAAGTTCGTTTGCGTTATAATAAACTCTTTCAGTTCTTCTTCGGACATATTTCGCAATGTTTCGGCATCTTCTTTGCTGAATGCGTCACTGCTTGCAAGTTCTTCTATAAGGTCATATATGTTTTTGCTTGCCTTGCAATAATCGAATCCGATACAATCGAAAACTTCGTCGATGGTCTTGCATTTTTTGATAACGTCGATAACGTATTTTTCAAAGTCGTCGTCATCGAATACGTCTTTGTCGATATAGTCAACGTATATGCCGTTTACCCATATAAAGCAACCATATTCGTCAAGCGGTCTTAAAACTTTATTATAACTGTTTCTGCCTTGTTTTACAAGATAATTGAATTCGTTTTCGGTGTTGTCTTGCGGTTCGCTGATAACGACATCGAGGTCGTCGCTGATTTTAATTTGTTTCATAATCGTATCTCCTTTTGTTTCGGGGTTATCCCCTTTGATTGTCTTCATTATATCATAATAGAAAACGCTTGTCAATAGGTTTATCAAAATTGTTTCGCAGATTTTCTCGGATAATATGTTACCGTGCTAAAAGGGTATAAGAAAAGAACGGCTTGCCGTCGCCGTTCTCGTTCTTAGTCTTCATATTCTTCGACTACTTGATTTTCAAATCCCCACTTACCAAAATACAAATTGTCTGCTCGTGGGGCTACAACTCGATTGTCCTCGTCGAGCATTGATTCCCATTCTGCGTACATATTCCAAATTGAAAACGCTCTCGATACATATCTTTGTCCTTTGCTGTTCGTATCATACAATCCAACACAAACGGAAGCGGGGCAGATTGCTCTATCTTTGCCGTACTTGTTCTTAATCCAGCGTACGCAACGTCCAAACTCGATTCTGCAGCTGTCGCCAACGATGTCGTTGAATTCTTTGTTGATTTTCGCAAGCGTTTTTTCACCGCATTTCTTGCCGTCGTATTTCTTCAATACAAACTCGATAATAGGCGCAAGCTTGTGGAAGGTCGTCAAGTAAATAAGCGGGACTTCTTGGGTGCCATAGGATGCTGTGATTTCGTTCTTAATCATAATGGTTATCTCCTTTTGTTACGAGGTTTTCTTAACCTCTTTACATTTACAATTATAATACAATATCAAATGTTTGTCAATGGATTTTTATAAAGTTTTCAAAAAAATCGAGATTGTTTCGTCGTCGTTTCGTCGTCGTTTCGTCACCGTGCTATATGCGGCAGAGAAAACGGCGGGAGTTTTGTCCCGCCGCCGCCGTTCTCAAAATATTGCACCTGTCGCAAACTTGTATGCGAGGTCTTCGATTTCGATTTCGTTATCGCCCACGTTCACAAACTCGTCAAAGCACCTGATGGCTTTCTGATGGTTGTGCCCAAAGCGTTCTATCCATTCGCCCGTTCTCGGGGAATAACGCGTTACGATTGCGTTGCCGTTCTTGATGTCGACTTCGTACCTTACGTTGACTTTGGTTGCTTCGTCATAGCTTACTTTGATTATCATTGCTTACGCCTCCTTTGCGGTAATATTTACTGTCGCTACCCAACACACACTTCTAAACATAGCGTCGAGGTTGAGGCGGGGCTTGTTGATGTTCTTACGCACCCATTCGTACCATACCGATTTCGGCGTTTCGGTGTGCATTCTATAAAGCTTCGAGTCAAAGAATTCGTCGAGGTCTTCAAGATTGCGCTTCAATTCGCCAATCTTGCGCCCGCTACGATTTGTCTTTTTAAGCTCTTTTGCGAGGTCGTAAGAAAAGTTGTAAAGGTCTTTGACGGATTGCATTAGAATTGCGCCGTAAAGCGTCTCAGCGGCTTTGTCGTCTACGATATAGCTGCCGAAGCTTTGGTCGTCTTGTTCGATTGCTTGCGTTGTGATGTCTTTCATAAGTTATATCTCCTTCCGATTTCGGGCTTCGTTCGTTCCCTTATCTTCCCCTCCATTGTAATACCATACAAAATAATTGTCAAGCGATTTTTACAAAGTTTTTTTGCGATTTTGAAAATTTCTTTTTCGGCGGCGGGACAGTGATATTAATAGCACGGTGGCAGGATGAAAAGAAAAGCGGATGGCTTATACCTCCGCTTTCTCGTCTTCGTCTTCCTCGTCGTCAAGGATTTCTCTTATTTCGCTTCTTCCGAAGTCCTCGTCGTATTCAACTGCGTATTCGGCGATTTCACAAGCGAACCATCCGTCTGCATTGTCGGGGAAGTCGCTCGATACGACGTTGCCGTAACCATTGAACCAGAACCACATATGGTACGGATTGTAGTCACCGAACGCAACCATATTCGCAATTTCGCTGGGCGTTTTCCCCGTCATAAGTTCGTCGAAGTCGTCTGTTGAATAGATATATTTCTCACCATTCACACTCTCTTGATATGCGTTGTTGACGTCTACGAGTTCGTTGTCGCTGAGTTCGTCGAGGATTGCTTCAATTGCTTTCATTTTTGTTTCTTGTGTCATAATAATAACTCCTTTTGTTTCGGTTGCTGTTTCTCAACCTCTTTACACTTAGGATTATATCACCATAGCAAACCGTTGTCAAGGGGTTTAGTAAAAATATTTTAGATTTTTTGAAAATTATTCCGAAGCCACTAAACGCGATTTAAGCACGGTTACGGTTAAATTCGATAACTTATTCGGAATCGATGCCAAAACCGCCTTGCTGTCGCTTACATTCGTTTCCCGAGTATGTTCCGATGATTGACAAGAACTCTTTCGTATAATTCGCTACGATTGTCTTCACTGCGTCTCTGTAAATTTCTTCAAGGTCAAGCATATTGCAAGAATGAGCAAGGTAAACGCAAATCATATTCCAAATCACCGCACCCGTAAACAGCACACCAAAAAAAACAGCGAATACGATTCCGCCAATGCGTTCGCCTTTGATAAAAAACAATGCCGATATACCTGCGACTACAAGCATAAACACGAGCCACTCTATCCAAACTCTAACGATGACTTTTCTACGTTGCTTTTTCATACCGTGCTGGATTATGTCGTATTTGATTGCAGCTGCCGCCAATTCGTCTTTGAACTTCTGCGTTGCGATTCTGCATAAAATATCTTTTGCTGTCGTTTCCATAGTGCTGATATTATACCACAAAGCCGCCGCCTTGTAAATAGGGTTAGCACGGTAACTTATATAAAAAAAGAACGGCTCGTCGCCGTTCTCGTTTTTTTGTTGTTATTATTCAAGCGATATTGTTCTGATTTCGATTTCAATGGTTTCGTCATTGAATCCTTCTTCTGCCGTCCAATAAAAATACCTGTCGTTATTGTCTTCGATAACGCCGCTGTTGCCGCAACCATAATCGTTGATATACGTCTTTTTCATCGTTTCAAAAAACGCTTTCGCTTTCTCTTCCGTCGTAAATGCGTTTATGGTTGTGTTGCTTGTTCCGTCCGTTTCTGTTATCACTATGGCGTAAATGTCCATTGTTATTTCTCCTTTTGTTTCGGGGACTCTTGTTCCCCTTTGAACAATTATATATTACCATAATATCAAATCATTGTCAAGCATATTTTGAAAATATTTTAGAATTTCTCAAAAACTTTTTGCCGCTCTCGATTCATAGCACGGCTGATAGGCAAAAAGAAAAGCGGCGACTTTCGTCAACCGCCTATCGATATGAGATTGTCAAGCCAAACGGTGATAAGTGTCGGCGCACCCGATTTCGATTGCTTGCCAACCACTTTCTCGATGTCGTCTTTGTTGGTGAACTCCGCACCATTCACAAACCATTTCGATTTCGTCTTCGTTGCCGTTTTGCTGTTGAACAACTTCACCTTGTACTTAATCTCGCCCTCTTTCTCGTTCTTGATAAGCAAGTTTTCGTAACCGCTCAATGGTGTGTCATATGCGCTCGTTCTCGATGGTGTGTCCTTATCCGCCGCCACAACTCTTGTGAGATAGTCCGATGTGTGTCTATAATCGATTCCAAGCCTTGCCACGCACTCGCTATACTTCTCAACCATTGTTGCCCCGTTCTCTTTCTCGTATCCTTTCAAAGCCCTTTTCTCGCTCTTGTACGCAACCTTAACATATGCGCCTTTCTTGATTTCGTTGCTATCAAACATCGATTTAATGGTGTTCAATCTCTCGTCTGCGGTCATTCCGTCAAAAACAACTTTTTTCATAATCATACCTCTTTTGTTTTATTCCGTTGTCGGTCTTTCAACCTCTAACACTTACGATTATAATACCATAACAAATAAATGTCAAGCATATTTCGCAATTATTTTAGACAATTTCATTTTTACCCCTACTGATGGGTAAAATCGATTCATAGCACGGCTACTATTATAAAAAGAAGAACGGCTTGCTACCGTTCCTCTTATATCAATCTGTTGTTCTCAAATAGTATTTTATATCTTCGCCTTTGAGATTGTTCATACACCATTCGTCAATGCGTTCCCATAGTTCGTTATAAACTCTTGCCAGTTTTTCGTTTCTTTCGTAGTGTTCCCAAATCTTCCAGTTCGTTGCCATTGACAATTCGGTCACATACACAACATTGTCTTTCCAGCTCTCGAACGCTCTCTCGAACGTTTCTTTTACCGCTTCGATACCAAATCTTTCCGCTATCGAAAAGTCCATATAAAAAGTCGTTTGCGGTTTGTAGCCTGTCATTTCTTCGATGTTCCAGTTCTTAAAAGCTTGTAGCATAATTTTAACTCCTTTCGTTTCGAGGTTCTTATGTCCTCTTTGATTGTTTTTATTATAACATAGTATCAAGTCGTTGTCAATAGATTTTGATAAAATATTTTTACAATTTCATTTTTGTGTCCTGCCGATACAAGCACGGTTGCCGCCACTGTATCCGCCGCCGAACAAAGAAAGAGGACGGTCACCTTTCGATGCCGTCCTGCCTTTCGTTGACTTGTTGATTCCAGCGGTCTGACTCGCTGCGGATGGGTGTCAACTGTCCTCGCCTGTCCATTGAGTCGTAACAATTTCTTTCTTTTTCCCTTTGCTACGTCTATATATTATCACAACAACCAACCATTGTCAAGCGGATTAACAAAGTTTTTAATTTATTTTAATTCTTTTTAATTCGTTTTAATTTTTGGCTCGTTTTTAAGAAAATACTCTCTTTTGAATCTCACAAAAGAACCAAAAGAACAATAGAAAGAAAACGTGTACGTAGTACACGCAAAAGAAAGAACATAAGAAAAGGTACAAATAACCATATTGACAAACGCTAAACGCTATCGACAAATGATTGATATGCCCTGCGCTGAATCCGTTCTCATACCCACTTACACTATATATAAGTAATATCTACTACTATGCACGGTTTCACAAAATCTCTATCCGCAAGAAAAGGTGCCCCAAAAGAATCAAAAGAACAATAGAAAGAAAAAGGTATACGTAGTATACCTACAAAGAAAGAACATAAGAAAAGTTATGAAACATTTTTTCAAAAGGCAAAGTTATATACTACGTATATAAAAGCAAAATTTCCAAAACATCTTCCGAGTTCTTTTTTTGATTATTAATTGAAAAAAGTAAATATTATATACTACGTATATATTATTTACATTTTTCAGTTAATTTCGGCACGTTTTGTAAACTGTCCGCGCGTAAAGGAGCTTCTTTTTTTTATCTTCCCTCACGATTTTTCTTCCTTGCGCGTAGATAATTTATAAAAACACTAAAAATTAACTGAAAAATGTAAATAATATATACGTAGTATATAATATTTACTTTTTTCAATTAATAACCGAAAAAAATTCTCGGAAGATGTCGGTTTTATCAAATCCTTTATATACAAAGTATATAATCCGAAAATCTGTCAAGTAGGTTTAGCACTCTTCTTATGTTCTTTCTTTTGAGGACGATACATAGTATCGTCCTTTTTCTTTCTATTGTTCTTCTGCTTCTTTTGTTGTTATCTTTTCTTGCAACAGTCTTTTTGTGAAACATTGCACGGCTGCCTCAAAACATAAAAAACGACGACGGATTCATTCCCGTCGCCGCTTCCGATTCTTGCTTGTGTTTGATTAGTATTCAAGCAAATCTTCTAACTCGTATTCGAACCAATGCGCTATTGTCGCCATTGCAAACTCGAACTGCCATTGCGCCAACCTTATCTTGTTAAATGCGCCGTAACACAATGGGTCATTCTTGTCCATTCCGTCAATGTCCATAGGATTGATTCCGCCGTCGTCTGCGAGGTTATCGTTAATTTCAAGACGATGCTTCTCAAAGTAGTCGATTGCGAACTTGATGTCACCATACATTTCTGTTCTGACTTTTTTACCATTCGCACTATCGACAATGAGTTGTGTCAAATCGTCAAGGTTGTGTTCGATTGCCTCATTGTTCAAATACAAAACTGCTTCCGATACTGCATCGTCGCACAAAATGGAATCGTAACCATTGCCGTTTGCTGTTGCGTTAAGTTGTTCTCTGCTGATTTTTTTCGCCATATGGCATTTCCTCTGCGTTCGTGGGCTTCATTCGTTCCCTTTGAACAATTCTATATTATCACCATATCAAATAATTGTCAACTACTTTTTTGTCATTTTCGTAAACTTTTTTCAAAATATTGTATTTCGGCGGCGGCTATGGTAAAATACTCGTATGAAAAAGCAAACTTACACCCCAACCAAAGCAACCACACAACTGATGGCGACCATAGCAAAAGGCGTAAACGAGAACCGCCGCCTGTCCGATATTGACGATGCGATACGCACGGTCGTGAACTCGTATACGGGATTGAATCGTCGCGAACGCTCTCGTCTGATGCATAATGCGTTCGATATGGCTCGTCGCGTTAAGGCTAACGGCATTGACGAACTCGCTTCCCGAACTGCTTACGACTCGTTTATGGCTACTTCTCGAAAGGTTATGGCTACGGCTGACACTCGGAATAAAATGGTTACGCTCTCGTCCGATATTGCTGACTTCGAAAACGAAAGAGGCTATGAACCGATATTCTTTGCTTGCTCGTATCATTCGAACTGCTCTTGCGGTCACGACGATTATCAAGGCAAAATCTACGTCGATAGGTTTTGGCGTACAAAAGTCAATGGCACGGATTATTATCGCGTACTCTCGTATATCAAGAATCGCAATATCAAAACCGTTCAATCCGTCGTCAAGTCGCCGATATGGCTGACGACTCGTCCATACTGCCGCCATTACTTCGTCCCTGTTTCGACTGCTGATGTTCTCGGCTCGTCTCCGAAAAAGATACTCCACGACTACAACGCTTACCATTACACACCCGACTACTACACCAACGATGAATACTTCCGCATTCGTTCTGATGTGTATACTGAACTGAACCGACTCGTTCCTGCACCTGAATTCAAGACGATGATAGAACGCAGTCGCCGCCGCAGACATTAAGCACGGCTGACGACGTAAAAGAAAAGCGACGGATTTGCTGCCGTCGCTCTTTTTTATTCCTCATCATCCTCCTCGTCTTCGTCCTCGTTGCCGATTCCCAACCATTCGTAAACAGTTTCGGAATCGAACCTTAGTAAGTCGTTCAACTCTGTTTCGGTGATTCCGTCGGGATACATTTCTTCGAGAATGTTTTCGAGTTGTTCCCAACCGTCTTCGCCCTTTTCTTCCCAAATACGATTTGCCGTATCGACTGCGCCGCTCCAAAACTTAAAATTCGCCAAACTTGTTTCGCTGATAATTTTCATAATGATTTTCTCCTTTCGTTTCGGGACTCTTTCGTTCCCTTTGAACGATTATATATTATCATAATACCAAACCGTTGTCAAGAGGTTTTTGAAAATATTTTAGATAATTTCATTTTTGCCCATTCAACGGGTAAAAATCACTTGTCGCTTTCGACAACGCTTTGCACGGGGCTTGTTTTCCAGCGACAAATTTTTTTTTGATGCGCGTTTCCAGCGACAAGGGTTTTGCACGGTTGCGTTTTTCAAAGACAAAAAAAATAGCGGTCGATTTTCTCAACCGCTACTTCCTATTGTTTTTTTATGCAAGCAATGCAATTTGCGCTTCCGCTTTCTTCGATGTCATTATGCAACCTTTACCAAACACAACTTCGCCCGCTTTCTTTGCTTTTTCGATGTTCCCAACGAGTTCAAGAGGTACGATTCCGTAAACCTCATAATCGCCAACACCCTCAACCCAAAAGCCCATATTAGTTTTGTTGTCGTAACATCTTCCGAGTTTGCAACCCCATTGAATTGCCCATACGTTATAAAGTCTTGAATCGATAACCATTGTGATGTCACCTTTGAAAAATCCTTTGTTACTTGTGATTGATGTCATAATCGTATCTCCTTTCGCTTCGGTTGCTGATTCCCTCAACCTCTTTACATTTACAATTATATCACCATAGCAAATATTTGTAAAGCGATTTTAGCATATTAAATCAAAAAAAATAATTTTTTTTCGAGCCCGTATCTGCGCCCGATTCCGCCGACGCACTCAAAGCCGATTCCTTGCACGGTAGCCGTTGAGACGAACACTTTATCTATGCCACGCCGACACTGCCCTAATGCTCGCTACAAGCCGTTATATGCCCACACAAGCCCACAAGCGCAAGACCAAATAAGGACCGATAGGGGGTAGGGGTAGCAAGGGGTTTCGAGAGGGGGGGTGGGTATCATATAATGCTTCCCCGTCCCCGACCCCACCCCCGCGAACGGATTTGACACACAGAGGGTATGCGTCAGCGTACTCTCTTGGATTCAGCTCACCCCGTCTCGAAAATTTTGCAGGTCGGGAATGAGAACGAATTTGACCCAAAGGCGCAAGTGCAACGAAGCGGGAAAATATACAAAAATGGGGCATAAATATACACGAAGCCAAAAAAGTTTGAAAAAAGTATTGCGTTTTTGAGATTAGTGTGTTAGGATTGAGGGTAGACAGGACCGAAGTCGTAAAAATCGGGTATAACTCTAAATTTTAACGAGGTGTAGCAGAATGAACGAAGAAGAAAAGAAGAGACTGAGTGACACTGAAGTCGATAGTGGCGAGAACGCGAATGGCGCGGAATCGTCAGTAGCGAGTTCAGAAGTTGCGAACGGACAACCCGAACCGCAAGCAGAAACGGAAACGGAACCCACAACGGAACCCGAAGCGGAAGCGGCGTCAGTCTCAGATGATAGCGTTGACGGAAGCGAGAACGGACAACCCGAACCCGAACAGGAACAGCAACCGACGGAAAAGATGCTTACTCAGAGCCAAGTGAACGAACTTGTAGGCAGGGCGAGGCAAGAGGGGAGAGAGAGTGCCTTGAAAGAGCTATATGGACGTTATGGTGTAAGCGACGATACGGAGTTGAATGACGTGTTTGGACGTGGACAAGCGTATATGTCTTTGGATGACGATTACAAAGTACAGCAAAGCAGCAACAAAGCGTTGTTGGCAGAGAATGCGTTATTGAAGACGAAAGTCGACGAGAGCAGGTGGGAAGATATAAAAGCAATCCTCGGCAGCAAGAATTTGGACATCACGCCTGAGAACATTGAAGCTGAAATCCCGACGCACCCCGAATGGCGACAAGGCAATAGTGTCAATGTGGTGCAAGATTCACAACAGCAAGCAGTACCGCAACAGCAGCAACAGCAACAGCAAGCGGTATTGAGAAAGCTTGGAAGCGAATCGACGACAAACGGCGACGGTAGCGAAGAAGAGGAAGAACAAGAACGAGCATTTAGATTGTTCGGCTTTAATAAATAAGAGAAGAAGGAGAAAGCGAATTATGACTCTTGAAGAAGCGAAAGCGGCTATCGAGGATTTGAAAGCTCAAGGCGAAACCGAAGACGATATACTCAAAGTTTTGTATCTTATGTTCACAAAAGGTGAATATGATGTCGAGACATTGAGAGCGCTTATCGGCATTTTGGGCTACGAGTTCACAGACGAATTCGAGGCTATGTCGGACGACGACAAGAAGACGAAAGGCTGGGAAAAAGACGATAAGCCCGCAGAAGGCGTTGACAAAGAAGACGTTGAAAAGGCGAAAGAGTTCGGTGACGACAAAGGCGAAACGGCTGACTCGAATCCGAAGCTGTCCGAAGACGACGAAAGAGAAAAAGCAAAGAAATTGTTCGGACTTGCATAAGCCCGATAAAAGATAAAGGGAAAATACGGCACATAGAAGACGCAGACCTCGTGACAAGATAAAATCAATATAAAATAAAATAAAAAAACGAGGTAAACTTTATGCCTAACAGCAACATTGAACTTGTAACCAAGTATAGCACTGAGGCTTGGGATACTGTGTATAAACAAGAATCCGTTACGAGCCTTTTGGACACAAACCCCGCACTTGTCAGATTTACTGGCGCAAAGACAGTTAAAGTCGGCAAATATCAAAACGGTGGTTTGAGCAACTATTACAGAAACAACAACGCAGGCGGTCTCGGCGACACCAGAATTCCGCAACCCGCAGGCACAGAAAAATTCGTAGGCGCATCCGACTTTGGTTATCAAAAGAGCGGTATGAGACTTGTCTGGGAAGAGTTCACGCTCAGATGTGACCGCGCGGCGGCATTTGAAGTTGAGCAATTCGATAACGAGGAAAGCGGCGGCGAGCTTGTTGGTCTCGGCGTAACCGAAATCAGCAGAACGACAATCGTTCCCGAAGTCGACGCATATTGTTTGAGTACAATCGCAGGTTATGCACTTCCGAGCGCAGTCGTATCTGGCGATTATTCGGCAGACGGCGCGACGCCGTTGAAAGCATTGAACGCGGCGTTCCAATATTTTGAGGAACACGAAGTCCCCGCAGACGACCAAATCGTTTTTGCATCACCCGCGTATATGAACGCACTTCGTAACACGAAGGAAGTCACGAAATTCCTCGCGCAAGAAGACTTCACCGCAAACAAGGATATCCGCTTCAAGATTGAAAAATATGAAGGCAGAACAATCGTTACGGTTTCCCCGCAAAGACTTCGTACGGATATTCATCTTTATGACGGCGGTTATGAATGGGAATCTGGTTCGAAAGCAATCAACTTCATCATCTGCGCAAAGAGTGCGATTATGCACGTTGTCAAATATGAGAAAGTGAAAGTTATCGGCGGCGATACCAACCTTGCGGCACGTGGCTTCGACGGCTATACCATCTTTGCAAGAATTTATCACGACGTATTCGTACCCGACAACAAGAGAGTTGCGATTTACGTCAATACCGTTTCTGAGGAGGCTGCGGCACCTGGTATGGAACTCAATATCCAACTCACGAAGGAAAACAAGATTAAGTCGATTACGACCGTTCCTGGCAATGAACTTTGCTTCGTTGGTAAATCCACCGACACGAAGTCTGACGGCGGTAGCGGTACGACCACAAAAGATGTTGGTGATACTCTCAGCAACTTCACTTTGGCACATATCGGCGACGCGGTTTCGGCAACGACCAAATTCTACGCAATCGATAGCAGCAAGAAAGTCTTGGCGACCTACACTGTTACTATCGGCTAATAACCAAATAGCGGCGTAAACTAATCGCTTGGGGCGAATTCGATAAAGGGTTCGCCCCTTTGATTAAAAAGACGGCAAAGGAGCGCAAATATGGCGACAGAAAAAAAGATTTGGAAAGATGTCCATTCGTCCTCGGCAAAGGAAAGAAAGACACCTGAAATAGGTCAATTTGAAGAAGCGGCGGGTGGTGGTACTCCGATGGCGAAAGGTCAAAAAATTGACCACGTAGCAGATTCGCCGAAAGAAGCTGCTGAATATAGAGCGCATCATCCTGGTGCGTTGGTGAGAGTGAAACAACCGCGTGATACGGACGGACAATTCACATATAATTCTGCGAATAAGCGTGAACTCGAATACGGACCGTCACGAGGAAAGACGACGCCTCCGTTCTTGACTGGTTTCAAGGTCACGTTTGCGAAGAAGTCGGGCAAAGGCGTTGTTATCACACCAGACAATAAAATGTTCAAAATGCCCGATAGTATTAAGAGCAAAGACGATTTTGAAAGGGCATACATGGAATATCGCAAAAAAGGCGATAAGTTCATGGGCGTTAGTAAGGAAGGCAAGGAAATTGAAGCAGGTTCTTTGGAAGATAGAGCCATAGGACGTGGCGGAAAAGCGGGCAAGGACGTAAGAGAGGTCACTCGTGGACGTCTCGAATCGTATGTTGAATCGGCGAAGAAGATGAAGATGGCTAAGAACTTCCGCAAAAAAGCAGAAAGCACTACGCCAGCACCGACGCCGACGCCGACATCGGCAACAACACCGTCTCCGACACCGAAAACAGAATCCACATCGCCTAAAGGCAGTGTCGATTATTCGTTGGCAAAATCCGACCCCGATAGATTCATTGAAGAAAATATGGGCGAAATCGATAAGCTTATTCAAGAAGCGGACGCGGCTGGATACGAACTCGATGCAGACGCTATGGTTGACGCGATTGCGAGCGGCGAATTCAAAGACTTTGACGCAATTAGGGCGACTCTCAAATAATGGGGTGAGGACGATAGAGAGGCGAGCAATACTGTGTTTGCCTCTTTATTTTTTCAAAGGTGAGTTATGGCAGAAAACAAAGACATAAAAGACGTGACCGAAGAAGTTATTAAATCGGATAATGAGAAAGGTAATCCATATCACAAGGGCAAAGGTTCACCCGAAGGCGGTCAATTCACATCAAAAGATAGTGCGGATTCGGGTAGTAGAGACGGGAAAACATTGCCTTCATTTTTGAAAAAGAAAGGTGAGGCTGTCGCTTCGGACAGCGATAAAACTCTTCCGAGTTTCTTGAAGGAAAAAGCAAAAGACGGGGAAAAGAAAAAAAGCAGACTCGACATTATTCGAGAAAGAACACAGGCACCGTCGCTTAAGAACTTCTTAAAATATAGGCAACAACGGCTCGAAAAGATGCGTAAACGGGGCGATTTTAATGCCCGCGTAGACGAACACACAGAAAAACTTGTCAACGAAAAAATTACAGAACTTGCAAAATCGTCGAGATTATGCTCAAATGTAAAATTGGAAAGTTTGGATTCGGTTTTGAAAACGGGGCTTAAAAATCAATTTGAGATTCAATCAAGTCGCGGTATGTATAGACCGACGGAAAGAATGAAGGCTACAAATTTGCTGTTCGGGACAGATAAGATTCAGGTTTTTGAAGACGGCGATGAAAAACACATGGGTTGGTTTGATTCTGGAACAGGGAAAATCAATCCTGAAACATTCGCATTTGAAAAGTATGGGAATCTTGAAGCCGCAGACCTAAAAACTGCTATAAAAAACACGTCTTGTTCTCATTATGGTGAAACAAAAGTCTTTTTTAAGGATTATATTAGAGATAGGACCACATTTACTCTTAATGATTCATTGAATGAAAAAGACGAATCTCAGCCAGGTTATTTGAATAGCCCCGCAGATATAGGCGTCTGGGGGGGCGCGTGGATGAAAAACGATAAATTGGATAGAATCAAAAAATGTAAGACATTGCACGAAGCGGCGAGCATTATGGGGTCGAGTGCTGGCTATGACGAAGCTCAAATTCACGGCGTATTAAAGCCCGAAGATGTTGCCTATGTAAGTTTTATGTATGAGAGTGATATGAGTACATATAACGGCGTTAGGGCTATAAAAACGGCGACGGATATGGGGATACCTGTTCTGTTCTGCGACAGTGAAGGGCAGGTAAAACGAGTAACAAACGGAAGCGAACTGACAGAGTTTTATCGCCAAATCGAGAGCGAACCATATGAAGAACAAAAATAAAAATCTTAACCCCATTGACAGCAATCAGTGGGGTTTGATATTATAAAAAAACAAAAAACAGAAATGGAGGCAGAAAATGAACGATTTGAAACTTGAATACGCATCGCAGGGCGAGCCTGGTAATTATAAAAATTACGTTTTTAAGACTCGTTTCGGCGATTATTATATGGCAATGAGAGCAGAAGGTAATGTTATGTTCTTGGGTAAAGAAATTTTTATAAAAGTTATGGACACTCTCACGCCTGTTACAGACGAAGATTATAACGAAAACGCAAAAGAAGCAGAAAGACTTTTGGTCGATGTTATATCAAAAAAAGATATGAAAAGAATTAAAGTGATTGTCGTGAGTAGTTTGTACCCGAATTATCAGGGTGACAAAGACAATCTTTTGTTTAGAATCTAAAGTAAAGGAAGGGAAAACACAATATGTTAGGAGCAATTATCGGCGATATTGTGGGTTCAAGATTCGAATTCCACAATATAAAAACAAAAAAATTTAAGTTATTCACAAAAGATTCGCGTCCTACTGACGATTCAATTATGACGGCGGCAGTTGACGATTGTTTGCTCAGAGGTTATCAAAACAATCCCGCAGACATTGTAAACACGCTGAAGGAATGGGGCGAGGGATATCCGAATGCAGGATATGGTGCACGTTTCTATTACTGGGTGCTTGGCGATGAGACAGAGCCGTATTATAGCTACGGTAACGGAGCGGCAATGCGCGTGAGCGGTGTCGGCTGGTTCGCAAAATCTGAAGAAGAAGTAAAAATGTTGTCGAAAGCGGTTACGGAAGTGACTCATAATCATCCCGAAGGTTTGAAGGGTGCGGAAGTGACAGCTATGTGTGTATATTATGCACGAATCGGAAAGAGTAAAGAGTTCATCCGCGATTATATTTATTCGCAATATCCCGAAACGGCGACGCTCGATTATGAAGAATTGAGAAGAACGTATTATCACGGTGAAGAAATTTGTCAGAATACGGTCCCGCAAGCATTGTTTTGCTTCTTGATTTCGGACTCGTTTGAAGATTGTTTGAGAACGACTATATCTATTGGCGGCGACTGCGATACGACGGCGGCGATTTCGTGCGCGGTTGCGGAAGCGTTTTACGGGATTCCGCGAGATATTGTAGACGAAGCTTGGGAATATATTCCGCAAGATATAAGAAAATTGCTGACTGTTTGTTATTGGAATTATCGTACTATAAGAAAGTAAGAGATTGACAATCGATTTTGCCTTTTGTATAATAATCATATAAAATATTCACGAGGAATAGTATATGATTTCAAGCAATACAGAAGGCAATCGTTATCACGACGAAGATGGGAAATTTGCGAGCGCACCGAATGGCGGGGCGAAAACAGACGATAAAAAGATAAAAGCTAATACAGCGTTCAAGAAGATTGTTACGCCCTCTACGTCGACATCGCAATCGGGAACGGTAACGGCGGCAACCAACGGTCCGAGAAAAGAAAATCCCGAACTAAAAGCAAAATTGAAAGGCACGATAAATATGCTCGAAGGTTATCGTGGCAAGCCCGAAGGTACATATAATTTGTTGACGGGTGAAATGGTGAACTTGTCTGACGGTTTTATGGTGACATTTCACCAAAATGAAGCCGACGAAAACGGACATTATAAGAGCCATTTCGGAAGATATACAAGCGATGAGTATGACCAAACCGCATATGATTTTGCTATGGATAACGATGCAGAAGTTTTCGTGGGTGTTTTTGATAATGAACCCGAAATCAGTTTCAAAGTAAAAACAAAAGCGCAAGCAAAAGCACTTGCAGAAAAGTATCACCAAGACAGTTATTGGGATAATGCGGCGGGGAAACTTAAAAAGAATAAAAAACGCGATATAAGAAAAAATCCAATGCAAGGAGAATAAAAAAATGGACGCATATGAAAGATATCTTGAATATGAAGATAAAATATATGAACTCGAAGACGCAGAGAGGTGGGATGAAGCAAAGAAACTCGAAGACGAACAACTTGCCATTCGCAACAATGAATTCACAAGAAAAGATTGGGAACGTTTGATTGACGACGCAAAATTCGATAAGCGTGCTAAATTCGAATATACCAAAATGATGAACGCAAAATTCCCCGAAGAAGATGAGGCAATGCGTTTGTTCGGATTCAAGAAATAAGTTCTTGACAGCGTTTTGTGTTTGGTCTATACTTGAATTATGGACGAAATGACAACGACAACAGAATCGACCTCGAACTCGACTTCGAATCATATTGATTTAATTTCGGCTCATTTGGCGAAATTGAAGAAAACCACAGATAGTATGCCCGAGAACGTATTAAAGTTGTTCGGGCTTTTGCCTAAAAAGAAATCAGATAAGGAAGATAAGTAACGATGCCTTTCATTGACAATATTAAGTTTAACGAAATCTTGAATGCGTCTCGTAACGGCAACGAGAAAGCGATGGCTATAATGCAGAGTATGCGCAAAGGCGGCACGCAAGACGACATAGACCGCCTTGTAAACGCTTATTACGACATTTCGACCGTTCCTGAACAACAACAGCAACAAGCTGTTGTTGCCGCTGGAGACGAGTCTCAACCGAGCGTAGAAGCCGTTATGGACGACGTAGCGCCCCTTATACCCGAAGGCGAAGAAAACACGGGTGAAATTGACGAGTCGCTCGTGACCGAAAATGATGTAGAAGCGGATACGCAAGAAGTCGATATTTCGGATATACTCGGTAAAGAGACTGAAGGCTTGTTTGATGAAGACGAATACGAAAACGTGTCCTTTGGCGATTTCTTGAAGAATAAGAGGTCGGACGCGAACAGAGCGGTAAAGAACGCAGATTATTTCAAAGCGTTCGATATGGACGGCAGGAATAAATATGCGGACGGACTTATCGACACTTATCGTCACAAGTTCGACGGCAATCTTCGCGACATCGAAAGAGATTACGCTGACAAGAATCAAGCGATTGCGGGATATACACAATCCGTGAACGATATGCTCGACGACGATATCGAATTTGCGTCGGATTCGGCAACGAAAGCGTACAATGATTTGATTGACAACGACTCGGCAATGAGTGCTTTCGGTCGCTATTGGGATTCTGACGACACCAGCGCGGTTTTAAGCACACTTCAAGAGTTGGTAGGTCAATACGGTAAGGCAAACGTTATCGCGGCTCTAAACGTCATTAAAGGCGATAACGACGCGCATAGGGATTATCTCAACAACTCGGTCGACGCGAATATAAGCAAGTATTCGAAAGCGGTCGATAAAATACTTCGGTGAAAATTTGGCTTTTGGGTGTTTTTAAGCCATAGTGGTATACTCCTCCTGGAAAAACTCACAATATGTTGTGGGTTTTTTCATTTTTTGCTTGATTTTTCCACAAATGTATACTATTATAATGATAGCAGGTATGCGCATTCTTGTGTATATTTGTGTTTTCCCTTTGCGTGCGGGCTTGGTTAATATCCGAGTCCGTGCTATTTTTTTAGGAAGTTTTTGATAAAGGGTTGAAATTTGCGGATTAGTATTGTACAATTATGTTTATAAGCGAGGTGCGAATTTGGCGAACGTGAGTTTATTGCCAGCAAGTCTCGAATCTTCGAGCAATGATGTAGGCATTGAAAGTCTAAAACAGAGTTTGGCAAGAATCTTGGCAGACGAATTTCGTAATGAATTCAGGACCATACATTTTTCGGGTCAGTTGCTAAAAAGCATAAAGGTATCGAGAGATGATTCGGGCAATTATATGATTAGAATACCCCCTCAGATATACGATATCGCGTTTTATCGCAGGTATAAAGTCATAAAAAACATAAGCACTGACAGCTATGCGATTGACGTAAATCTTGGGGGCGGATTCAGTGGATTGCATAAAGACTACATACAAAAGTGCCTTAGCATTGCAATACAAAAATGGGCGGCACAAAACAATATAAAATATAAAATAGACGCAAAGGTGAATTAATATGGCAACAGACGACGTGCAAAAACTAAATCTCGACGATATTTTGACTTTGATTCAAGGTCAGTTGCTCGAATATATGAATTCGGAAGAAAATTATGAGACTTACAAGAATCTCAAAATATACTTATCGAAAGAGCAACAATTCATAAAGTTAAAAGATAAGGACCCGAACGCATTATATATTGTGGTCCGTTTCGGCGCGGCAGATGTCATATTCGGACAAACGGTATTGCCCGCGAGTATAATTGCACTCGGTCCTCAAAATAAGCTTGATATTGTGCAATCATTGTTCTTTGAGTATGTGCAAAAATATAATCAGGCGCGTGCTTTGAATGATACAGTACAACAATTTTACGATTCGCCTGAGATTCTGGAAAACTTCAACCAATTATATGAAGGCTATCGCAATACGCTTTCGATGTCGGCTGCATTCGTTATCGGCACGAATGCGAATAATTATACCGTTTATTATTATTATAATGAGAACGGTCATACTTATGCGGACGAAGTGCCTATCATTTCGACTTCCTTTGCTTATGTGGCGAATCCAGATACGCAAGCGTTTTATAATTCAAACGATTTTACCAAGAGCGTTATAGGTTTTGGTGGTGTTACCGTAGGATTCTCGACTTTTGTTTTGTCCGATAACAGACTAATAAACGATATCTTGGATGTGTTCGGTTGCGTAGACGGTAGCGAAAACGCGCCTTATGTTTATCTTTTGGGCGATTACACATCTAAATTCCAACTTGATAAAGGTATATATCCAACAGACACGGCTATAAGGGAAACTCTCAAAGCTCAAAAAAACGAAAAAGGAGAAGCTTTGTATCCTGAAAGTATGTGGGATAATTTGTCGGTAATAGCCCAAAAAGATGATACGCTTTGGCGATATGAAGACAAAATATGGGTTGAAAAAAATCAACTAAAAAAAGTCCCGACACTTAGCAAATATCCAGAAACGAATCAAGATGCAAAGAAGAATGTCGAATCACCTGTTGATAAGACATTCCGACTTGGAATCAAATTTAGAGACGGGAAGCACGCAAGAATGGGGAATTATAAACTTGTGAATATGACGAGTTCACAAGAATTAGAACAAATACCTACAATAGCAGTAGCATTCGTGGAGTAATATATGGCAAACGGCGATATTAAAATAACAATTATCGGCGGCGGTGACGGAAGTGGCGGCAGTGACGGCGGTGGGCGTAAGAAAAAAGAAAAAACGTCTGCTGATATGATGCTCGACAGTATCAAAAAACTTCTGCACCCCGTCCAAACTGCAAAATCAGTTGCAGAAGAATCGGCGATAAATGTTCTTGGCGGTAGTGGGAAATCTGCAATGGTTGTCGGATTAAGCGCCAAAATTGTTGCTGATGTCGCGCAAGAAGCATATTCTATTGCGATGATGGAACACAATAGATATTTTACACTTCGTGAAGATTATATCGGTCAAAACAAAATGAATGCGATTCAAACGCAGATAGGTACGGCGAAATCTTTGTTGTCTTCTATCGTAGGAGGAGCAATAGCAGGCGCAGCTATTGGAACATCGTCAGCAAATCCTTTGGGTGTTGCAGTTGGCGCCGTCGTAGGTGGTGTTACAAGCGGTGTAAAAGCTGGTCTGAATCTGAGAGTACAACGCGACCAAAAAATTGAACAATATAATATGCAACTTAATGCAACAAACGCGCAGACGCAGTTTATGGCTTCACGAGCGAGTCTCGTAAATGGTGGTAGAGGAACGGAATATTAATATGAATCTCACAGTTAGAATTCACGATAAAGAATATAAAGAAGAAGTTGCACAAGGTATAACTTTTTCAGAAGAATACAATGAAACGCTTGATAGCGGTACGGTTAGACTTACGCACGTTATAGGACAAATTAAGGACCTAAAACCTTATGATGATGTTTACATTTATGATAGTGCTTATGATTTTGACGATAATATATCGCAATGGCGAATAGGCGGCAATTTGAAAGATGAACCGTTTTATCGGCATTTACTTGTAGACCAGTTTTCGGAAGAAATTATCAACCTTTCCGAAGGCATTTTCGCATACACAATCGAGCTTTTCAGCGAAACGAAAGGTCTCGAAACTGTACAATGCCCGAACATTTCGGTTACGCAACCGTTGAATGTCAAGAAAAAAGTCGATATTTATACATATTTGGTACGTTTTACTAATCTGTATTCGCCAAAATATAAAACACTGGACCGTAATAATGCTGGCTGTTGGGTATATGCTCAAAAATATACGATATCGCCCGAACTCGAAGAAGTTTTTAGCGGATTCTATTCGCAAGATTTTACATTATCGAATCCTAATTTGCGTGATATTTTGTCAACTTTGATGATAACAAAGGATATGATTCCATATGTCAAAGACAATGTGATTTACGCAAAAGATATATCTAAACGTACAGACACATATGATATTGTCGAAGAACAAAATGCGGGCAGAGTTAACCGTATTGTTGGACAAATGTCAAGTGCTGATTATTGTGATGGTGTGCGTAGACAGTATTCGGACGCATTGTCATCCGATGGCATTTGCAATTTTGTCGAATATTTGGGTTTCAGAAACAATGATAATGCTTTAATGACTTTGGACAACATGTGCGTAAATACTACAGGCAAAATTTATACTGTAGATGAGTTTTTAGCTTGCTATTATAAAAAAGGTCAAATTTATTATGCTGGGACTGGTGAATGGACAGACGTTTATTTTTTGTGCGAACAAGATATTACGCCCTTGATAAAACTTGATACAGAATGGAATATGCTCAATCAAGATTGGAGAGAGCTGGAAGAGTCTGCTCCGCCTATCACAATAGAAGAGCTTTCAAGATATAAAATAGGGACTGTTTATTATTCTATAGGAAGTAATAAAATACTGGGATGGGGTACACGATACAATAAATATAAAGCTAATGATTTAAGTGTCGTTGATATAACCAAAACATATATAGAAAACATTATTAGTTTTGTGGATAAATATAATCCGTTGGGTACATCTACTCCAAATGGAATCATAGAAAACTATATTAAGACAAATAATTTAGATTGGGATTCAGAGCTGTGTAAATTCGCAGCTTCCAATGACATGTCAATATATGGTTTTAATAACTTAACATCGGTATCCAAATTAAAAACAATAGCTTTTAAGATAAAATATAAAGGTTTTTATGATGGGGCAATAGTGCATTCTCGTGATAAAGGGAAAGATATTTTTTATCAAAATGATAATGTGTCGTCCTCTTTAACACTACTTGAAAAAGATGGCATAAATCAAAAAGAAAAACTTAATCGTTTTGCGAATAAAACGCATATTATAAACGGGCGTCTCGATGGCGTCAATTATAGCGTTAAGAATCTGCTTCAACTTGGTTATACAGGGTCGATTGGAGACGACGATGATGTTATTATTTATCGCCGAGAGTATTCTTTTTATAACAATTACATTTCGGTTTCATATGCGGGGGTACAAGATTATGTGTTGAAAAATTTCTATACAAGCGTATACGCGAAATATAGAATTAATCAACTTATGTCTTATAATGAAAGCGTAAGCAGAGCAGAAAACAAAAAAATTATTTTGCTTTTATCTAAAAATAAAAAATACAAAGATGAACAAACTTTTTTTAAGATAATTGATGATAATGAGCAACGAGTTGAATCGAAAGAATTTTTTAGTGCTTTCGTAGGACAAAATGAGAGTTCTAATATCAATACTGTATTGATAAAGTCTGGCATGGGCAAACAATATTTTGTAGATGGCAAAACATTTACAAGCGGAAATAATCTTTGTTTCAATATGTTTATGCCAGACAATATATCTGGTGGCAATAGCATAACAAAATACATGTCTAACTATCAGCTTTTGTCTGAAAAACCAAGCGAGGATGGAGAATATTATGTCGGTTCTTTACAAGAATGGTATGATATAGTGGACGACAACGAAACAGGTTCCATAGCGGAGCTTTCTTTTGAGTTAAGCAATCGGAAAGTTTCTCCAATAAAAGTAATTAGTGCCGATAACACTTCAAAAATTGATATATTCTATCAATATTCAATGAGTTTGCCGAAAAATGAAGTTGTTGTTTCTAATGAAACGAGAAATGTTATAAAAATTTCTTCTGAGAAATATTATAAAGACAATAAAGAACGCATCAATTTAACATTGCAAATAGAACCAATATCCATAGAAAAAAATGATATTATCATGGGGAATTACTTTGTTAAGTTAAGTAATCTTATATTCCCATATGATAATGGTAAAAATGAGCAAGATATTGAAATACCTACCAAAGATGTAGACGAAGGATATTCAATGAATGTTTATTTCTATTTTTTGGGATTAGGCGAAAGAGGAACTCAAATTTCAATAGCTGCGAGTCCTGACACTGCTGGAGACGAGGATGCAGATGATGAATTTTATCAAAGTTTATTGGGATTGATTTGGTCGAATACGATAAGTGGCGACCCTCAATATGTATACAGGATTCCATTCGAAGCAAATATAACGTTCACTGGAAATAATAATAGTAGGTTTACTTTTAATGCAACACATATTGGCTATATTGATGCCGATGGTAAGGGCGTTGAGCCATCTCCTGGTCCTGGTTATCCTATATACCTTTGGGGAAATGGTATGGACGGTGGAACTCCTATCGGAGGGTCACCTGCTATCCGTTTTACAACTATTTCTTCTCCATCGACTGATGGCGGTCATGCTTATTATCGTTATACTGCAAGCAATGTTCCGAATGAGGCAGATGCAGACATTCCCTATCAAGAAGAAATTGTTTCTAAACAAACTACTTCGACATATCAGACTATAACTAAAAATATGTTTTTAGAATATAATACCGATTATATAAACACGAATAAAGAATCGGAAATTTTGCCATTAAACACGCATAAAATTTTCAGTGATAAAAAGGTGTCCGATGTATTTTTTATTATAGGCGGCGGAGATGAATCTATACTTAGAATTGATGTCACAGACATTACGAGTATTAATAATGGTGGCAATGTTGAAATTTTGGACGGTATAAAATCAATCAATTATTGGTATTTTGATTTTAATGCTGCATATAAAAAGGATTATTCTGAAAGAAACGACATAGTATATACCTACATGCCTGAAAAATCAGGATATCATTTTGTGTTCGGAATTAATATCTACACAAAAGATATAAAGAAAGAAGGTGACAAACGTTATATAGATATTTATATCACAAAAATGACAAACAGAGATGAACGCATATTTGATAATATGGGAAGGCAGATTGGAATTATACATAATTGTATAGATTCAAATGGCAAATATTCTGTTCCAACAAAACAAAAATATGACGAGATATTGGAAATCCCTATCGATTATGATAGAGCTAATTTTATTACTTTTGGCGGAGACAAAAATGTATTTATAGAAGCAAAAAGAATCGATTCCCCAAATAAGCATGCGCCAACAGGGATATTGGAAGACGGAACAAAAATATATTATGGGGACACAATAGAGCTAAATATTACACCCCAAAATCCACAATATTTATTAGGGTATGTCGAAATTAATAATGTAATAGAGGCACAAGATGCTTTGAGATACACAACCACAATTAATATTGTAGGCTCTGTAGATATAAAAGTATATTCTGATAAAATGACATTAATTGGATGGAAGACAGTGTTTATTGGTTCGCAGACAAAAACGGTAAACATGGAACTTATAAACGACCCGTTAACGCAGGAAATGCCGACAGTAGGCACAACTTCAGCTGATATTCTACTTTCAGATTTTGGCATCGATAAAAACGTTATAACAAATCCCATAAGAATAACAGGTATTATTTCTATCGGTGTCGGTGGGGCTGAAATTAACAAGACAGAAGATATTGCATTGTCGGAATCTGAATTGACTAATGAATATGTTCTAAAAACAAATAAAGTAACAACAACAGTAGGAATCAATAATTATAGCGTAGGAGCGTCCATAAGCATGAAAGCGGTCGATGGGAAATTAAGTATACGACTTAATATGAACAAAGCAAGAAATCTTACAATCGCAAACAGCTCTGCGGAAATCATGATAACCAAAGTTGAGCAAATCTAAACTAACACTTGCAATCCGCGCCCCATTGTGTTAGACTTAAAGCGAGGTATAGATAATGGGACAAGTTCTAACAAAATACATAACACCAGACGAGTTCAGGGACTATTTCGGAATCGATTTAGCCCTTGAACTTCCTGACGATACGAATCCGAGTAACAAAGCGATGGCGTTTTTGAAGCGAATCGAAGATAGGGTCGAAGCGATAGTAGATACAGAATGCTTCAGACAAGTCAATCGCGAGTACCCGAATTTTTCCGATTACCAAAAAATACACTATAAGAGAGCATTGTTGGAACAGGCTATTTATGTATTTCAAAACGGTGACATTTCGGTTGATAGCGGCTACGACCCCGAAAAAGGAATCGTTATCGACAGAACGAAAGTTCAAGAATTGTCTCTTGCACCGAACGCAAAGCGCGAACTTCAACTTTGCGGGCTTTGGTGCAAAAAAATCAGAATGAGCGATTGGGCTAATTCAGGGCTTTGGTGGTAAAATATGGCGTCGGGAATCAATATTTATCATTCGAGACGAATCAATTATAATCGTTGCATATATTGGGAAAGAGACGAAGATGGCGTCGGAAACGAAGAAAACCTCATCTACCAAAAGAAACCCGCAGGAATTTTTTATGCAACCGAAAGCAATGCAGAAACGAATAGCGCAAATATGCTCGCAGGCGTTTTTATGACTGAGCAATATGACATTCTTCTCGAAAGTACGGATTGGCTTGACGGGTTGCACAAAGATTGCCTCGTAAAATACAACGACCAACTCTGGCGCGTAAACGAAGTGCAAAAGAGACCGTATAAAAAAGAGAGCGCATTCAGGAATAAAAAGACCTATAAATGGTTCATAGGTTTGATAAGGTAATAAAATGTATCTGTATTTCGATAACAAAGGGGTCTTACTCGAAATCATAAATGATGAAGCGTTAAGACAATATAATCACCAAGTAAATACGATGTATGTATACATCGAAAATACGCCTACGACAGAATTTCCAAAGGGGTTAAACAAACTACAATATTGGTTTGAGCGTCCTAACGGCGATGTTACGGCTGTATACGATGCGTTGTCACATCCTGGTGATGTTGTTGTTACCGAGACGATTCCGTTCGATATTAAGCGTGACGTAAGAAAATTTCAATATGGCGTCAAATATAAGATGTTCAAGATTGAAATTCCGAGTGGGCGCATTATCGGTCAAGACAAAAGCGGCAACTCCGTTTATGAATACAATATCTTTAAAGATGACGGACTCGTACAGCTTACGATAAAAGCTATTTTCATTGACGGCGCGAAGGAATTGACGCTTGGAAAAGTTGTATTCACAATCGAAAAAGAAGTCGTAATTCCTTCGGACTCGATTTCGGTTTCGCAGTTTGAATATATCTTGCGAGCAATAGACGCGTTGACATTCACAGTCGGTAAAGTGACTACGGAAACGCTCGACCCGACTGCGGAAGCGGCAGTAAAAGTAACGCAAGACAAATCGAGTACGGAATTGAAGAATTATCCTGTCGATTTCGAGTTCGGGATTCCGAGAGGTGCGACTTTTACACCGTCCGTAGACGAAAACGGTAATTTATCGTGGACCAATGACGGCGAATTGGAGAATCCCGAAACAGTCAATATCAAAGGTGAAACGGGTGCGACGCCGAATATAGAAGCGAACGCGACCGTAAACGATACTGTCGGCACACCCGAAGTCGAGGTTGTAAAAACGGGAACAGCTGAAAATCCTACGCTCACGTTCAATTTTAGGAACTTACGTGGTAAAGATGCCGTAATACCTTCGGACTTGACGGACCACCTTACGGATTATAATAACCCGCATAAGACTACGGCAAAGCAAGTAGGTGCAGTACCCGTTGATTTCAGGTCGTTTTCGGTTGCTCCGACGGCTACAAAGAGTTTTAGACAATCTGCCGAGGTATTTGTCGGTAACAATGGCAACGGTTTTAGAATGACGTTACAAGACGTTAAAAATATGGGGACAAAAATAGTTAGTATAAAAAACAAAAATGATGTAGATTCCAGTCAACTTGATATTGGCGACTACATATTTAGCGAGGATTAATATATGGCAACAGAAAAAAGACGTATATGGCGTGTTACAGATGTAGACGGGAACGTAGTACAAGTTCTTCCTGAAACTTCAGCCGAGCAAGTTACTATTGCTGACGCAGGGGATAAGTTTACTTCTGGCAATGTAGAAGGCGCGTTGCAAGAGTTGGCGCAAGGCATTGCTGGTGCAGGTAAAGTTGATGACGTCGTAAATGCGGACGGGTCTTCTATCGTAGACGAAAATAAAAAGGCACAACTTAAAGACGCTGTTGTAAAAGAGGCAGGAAAAGTTACACAAAAGTTGCGTATGGTAGGCACGCTCGAAGGTGGCGGTCTAACATCTGTTCCTTATGACGGGTCCAAAGACACTTCGGTCACAATGAGCGGTGACGATTTCACAATGGGCGGTGATTCTGCAAACGGGTCGCAATCCGTATCGTATTCGCTTAAAAAGACAGGTGTAACCGCGGGCACATATCAAGGCATCACCGTTGATGAAAAAGGACGCGTTACTGCCGCAGAAGATAAAGCGTATGCGACTAAACAAGAGTTGCAAGAAGCGGTCGCTGGCAAGACGGAAACTATGGTATATGACAATTATCAAGCTTTTGTTACGGCTACGGACGCATTGGCAAAAGCGGCTATGGGTGTTAACTGGAACGTTCTTATCCGCGCGTTGGGTGTTCCTGATATGTGGGTAACCCGTGTTAATGATGTAAGCACTCAATATGTATATACAAACGACCAAGCAATAGTTGACGCACTCAATTCGCAATATGGCTTGACTGTCGGTTATTTCACTTTTTCACAGTTGGAAACGACAAAAGTTGATTTGTCGGAATATCAGAAGAAAACCGATGACGGTCTTCTTACCGATGATAAAACCGTTGTTGGCGGTATAAACGAAGTCAGAAGTAAAGCAAGCGACGCGTTGTCAAAATCGATTGCTAACGAAACTGCAATTTCAAATATTGAGGACGGTACAACGGTTGTTCCTAAAGCTACAAATGCCGCTGAAGCTTCAAAAGTCGCAAATAAAATTTTGATAACGACTCCAGATGAATCAGATAAAAATGCAATAACGCATAATGCCTATGACGGTTCCGAGAAAAAAGTATTAGCATTTGATAAAGACGATTTCTATGGCGCGCCCGTATCCGACAATACTTATGACGATTCAGAATATACTGGCGTGAATATGGCATTGCGCCCGACGGGTGTTGCAGCAGGTCAATATAGCGCAGTGAACGTAGACTCAAAAGGTCGTGTTACAGCAGGAGGCAAGTCGATTGAGTGGGGGACAAGCGGGCAGACAGAACCGAGTGATGATTTAATGGTTGGCGGTTTCTTTATGGAATTTATATCACAATCGTGAGAGGAAAGTATAATGTTACTATATAGACCAAAACAAAAGATAAGTACAACTGAGAGCGAGGAAGTAAAATTCCCCGCTTCTTCTATTGACGGCTTAGCTTCCGTTGCGACTTCGGGCTCATATAATGATTTAACGGATAAGCCAACAGTACCAGGTGTGCCAGATGTCGTTCAAACAACAGGCACATCAACAACATCAGTAATGAGCCAAAAGGCAACGACTGACGCTGTTAATAGCAGATTAAGCAAAACAGATAATACAGATATAGAAGTTCTTGGCACTAAAAAAGCAACTACCACTTTAGGCGGGAACCAATTATATTCTCCTAACGGAATGATTTTTGGCGGTACAGCTGCAGCTGCAGGATTAGTAACCAGAGGTATTTGTGGTGTGTCTACGCCATCAGCTGGTGGTGCTTGTTCAAAGGATAACGTGTATGTAAACTATGACGGTAATAATGATTTTAACGCGAATCGCCAAATAGTCCTTAACGCAGGTACACCAGGTAGCCATTTAGGTTCAAACATGTACCAGTATGCAGTCCCTCGTGGTGATGTTGTCAAGAATTGGGTTGAAGCTAAAGATTACGTAACAAGCGTTAAAGTCAATGGCAATACGGTTGCGTCGTCAGGTGGTGTTGTCGATATCGGCACGGTTGTTACAGATGTTTCGGGTAAACAAGACAAAATCACGTCAAGCAATAAGTTGGCTGCGTCGTTAGTCAGCGGTTTGTCGACGGTAGCGACATCGGGTTCGTACAATGATTTGAGCAATAAACCGACGGACTATGTAACAACGGCTGATAAGGCACAAACAGTAAACGGTGTTAAAACGTTTGTGCAAGATATAGTTCGCAAATCAAGCAATATTGACATAAGTAAAGACCCGACTAAAGCACAGTATGCTTATATAGACTTCTGGGATAAAAACGATAAACGCATAGCGGTGATTGGTTCTCATCACGCGGAAGGTAAATATAGTGGTGCTTATTTGCAAGCAAAAAATGTATCCTCAATGGGTATTATGGCAGATGACAAAGACAACGTGAAAACATTTGCCCCAACACCGCCAGATACCGATAGTTCAACTCAACTTGCAACAACAGAGTGGGTGAGACGTTTTGCGAATCCTGCCTATTTAAGAGGAGCGGATAGCAATACTACTTATAAGGGGTATTACAAAATAGCAGAAGCAACTCTAAATGAGTGGTACAGAACTTCGGTCGCAAGAATATTTGTACAAGACGTCGATTCCACCGAAAATGGCGTTCTTAATGTTAGCGTCTATGCGGGCGGCGATGGTAAGACACCTCCCACATCGGTCACTACCGTGAATATGGGCTTTTTAGAGGGTATTAATCCGAATGCTTATTTTGGGGATTTCTTTGTTGTTGTTAGAAAAAAGAGTTTGACAGTAAGAGGCTCAATGAAAATTGAATTATGGTATCGTCAACCAAACGAATGGGGTCGGATATCTTTTTCGTTCCTTACCGATATTCCAGATTCAAGAAACGTTTCCGTTACAAACAAATGGACAAAATTCTCCCGAACATCAGCACAAGAACGCGCCTATATTAGCAAAAATGTGGTTGATTTGGATAATGGCTTCATTCCATATGACAGTTTCAATGAATCTGCTTTCACGACGGAAGACTATCCTGTTGCCGAAATTTACGATAATTCGACTAACCAAGCACAATTCTCTGCTGGTGCTCTAAGAATAGCAAACAGTGAATATGCGAGAAGCGACAAGCCTACAACAGCGTCCAAACGAAATATTATATTCACAGATAAAAATAATGCGTCGATTGCTACTATTCAATCCTCTGTTGGTAGCACTTGGAATGGCTTAAATTTTCTCTTGACAAACAAAAGCGGTGGCGGCAATAGTATCGAGTTTGTACACGATACAAACAGAAGCGTTTGGCGTTTTAACCCAGCGTCGTCAAGTTTACCTATCGAGTTAGGAGAACCAAATAGACCGTGGAACAACGCCTACATAAAGAACATCGTTGCAGATAGTGTGACGGCTGACAACCTACTAACATCCGATGACCTACCGTTTACTTCCGACGGCTTGTCAACAGGCACGCTCGGTAGCACTGGACTTTCACTCGGCAGAGATTATTATATCGAGAAAACAGTCGGTTCAAGCCTTATTTCGTGTGTAATTAGGACGTATACACAACAAGGGTCAAGTATATCCACCTCAATTCCCAGTATATATAATACGGTTGTTCCTGTTATTATAAGCAACACATTGTATTTTGTTGTAGTTAAAGGTCTTGGAGACGTAGGTGGTAACACCGTTCCAGTTACATTTTCGCTTAAAAACACAAGCGGTGGAACTGTAACTAACACAACTGTAACGTCTGGCACATTCAAGTATAAGCGCATTTAAGGAGGGTATACTATGTATTTTAACTATATAACCAACTCGTTTTCACCAAGTCCGAAAGAAAAGACGAGAGAAGAAACAGTCATTGAAACCGTGAAAGAACTCGTAACCGAAAACGAAATAGACGAGGACGGCAACGAACACGAAGTTCAAAAAGAAGTTGAGAAAGAGGTTGAAAAAACTGTAACGGTAGAAATTCCCATACCCGAAGATTGTGTTGAAGTTGATGATGAATTGTGCGAAACAATGTTTAACGAGGTAGACACAAGCACGACACCGAAAGCGATTTTCGCCAACGAATACACGCATTATCCCGAAGTTCGAGAACTTGAAATCGTGGTTGACCCGATTGCAGAAAAACAAGCACGCATTGCCGAACTCAAAAGCAAACTTGACGAAACCGATTATCAAGCAATAAAGTGGGCGGAGGGCTTCATAAGCGAAACCGACTATGCGCCGATTAAGGCACAACGACAAGCGTATCGTGACGAAATCAACCAACTCGAACTTGAAATCGGCGAATAAAACTTTTTCAAAGAAATTTGGCATAAAGTATTGACTTTCTCGGGCAAAGGGTATAATATCGTATCATAACCTCGTATTATTGAGTAGTGCCGATAATTCGAGAAATACTAATAATGCGAGGGCAATCCTCTAATCAAGACCACGCACTACAATAGGTCAAGATTGGAGGATTTTTTTATGAAAGCATTCAAGACCAGAATATACCCAAATGCGGAACAAACCGTTTTAATCGAAAAGACTTTCGGTTGTTGTCGCTTTGTCTATAATAATGGTCTTGAATGTAAAATTGATGCCTATAAGAAAGATAAAACGAACCTATCTGCTTATGATTTGATAAAAAGAATCACAACTCTTAAAAAAGAATTCGAGTGGTTGAAAGAAGTCGAATTGCACACATTGCAGCAGTCGATTCTTGATTTAGAAAAAGCATATAAGAACTTTTTTAGAGAACATAAGGGATTCCCTAAATTCAAGAAGAAAGGCGACAAAGATAGTTTTAGGACGTTTAATATGCGTTTTGTATCACGTCATTTCATTTATCTTCCGAAAATTGGAGCGGTAAAAATTGCCGAAAAGATAAAAAAGAAGTGGAGCATACATAATGCGACTATAAGCAAAAGAGCAGGGAAGTATTTTATCTCGCTATTAATCGATTACGAATCACCAAAAGTCCAAAAGACAGGTGAAGTTGTCGGAATCGATTTAGGCATTAAGACATTTGCGACCTTGTCAGATGGAACTAAATATGAGAACCCAAAGACATTAAGCAAATACGAGGACAAGATTGCAAGATATCAACGACAATTAAGTCGAACTCAAAAAGGAAGTAACAATCGCAAAAAGGTTAAAGAGAAATTAGCCCGATTGCATTTGAAAGTATCTAACATTCGGCAAGACTATTTGCATAAAATGAGCCGCGAGATAGCCAATCGTTACTCGTTTGTTGCGATAGAGGATTTAAATATTGCAGGAATGGTTAAGAATCACAATTTAGCCAAGAGCATATCCGATTGCAGTTGGGGCGAATTCGTCCGTATGCTCGAATATAAATGCTCGTGGTATGGTTGTGAACTGCGTAAAATCGGTCGATTTGAACCCAGTAGCAAGTTGTGTTCAAATTGCGGATATAAGATGAACGAAATTCCGTTAAATATCCGAAAATGGACTTGTCCTAATTGCGGGACGCACCACGACCGAGACGTAAACGCCGCAATAAATATTTTGAATATAGCACAAGAAAAATAATCTTTTTATAAAATTAAAAAAAGCCTTGACATTATGGATTATTGTGCTACAATAAAAATTGAAAAGAAGAATGACATAGCACTCTCAGGTAGAGAGGAAGAGCCTGTTGATACTGTGGACATTAGTTCACTTGAGCAGGAAAATCTTGAATAGGTTACGACCGAAAGAGAACCTTAATATATTGAGGTATATCGTGACAAATTTTGACGAAATCGAGAAAGAGCAAGAGCAAAAAACCGAAAGCGAGAAATCGTTGACGGCGAAAACTGCTAACGTTCCCGAACTCGCAACCGAAAAGCGAACGGCTGAATCTGTCATCGAAGCACAACGCCAAATCAACTACGAGAAGATTTCCGAAAACAAGGACTTCCAAGAACGCTCGGCAGTAATCGATACTCGTGCTGTCGGCGCAAAACTTGACAAGGCTGACAACGAAACCTACCAACAGGAACTCGAAAACCAGTACGCTCGATACGAACTCGACAAAAAGAAAGAGGCTCTTGACTACCGAATGAAACTCGAACGCAAGACGACCAAAGAAAAGGTCAAAGCGGACGTGGCAGAGGTCAAGAGAACGATTGCGCTTCAACGCTATGGCTACCTTTACAAGCCCACAAAAAAAGAAGTGTTGGACGCGGACGGTAACACTGTCAAAGACGAGAACGGAAACGTAGTGTACCAAGAGATACCCGCAAAAGACTTCACGCCCAGCAAATTCATAAACTGGACGAAAGAGTTTGCGAACTGGTACGGGAACTTGTCAAAATCAATGCAAAACGTAATCAAAACCACACTCAAAATTCTGTTTTTCGGTGGAATTGCGGCACTGCTCGTTTGGGGTGCTGTATCTGGAATCAAATGGCTCATCGATAGCGGAATCTTGGTCGGAATTGCTAAATAAAATATAATTAGGAGATGAGATATATGGAAAACGTAAACAGCGTAGAGATTGTCGACTTTGACGAACGTATGCGAATCAAGCTTGCGGAATGTGACAAGTTCTTCAACGGCAAAGATGCCGCTATTGAAAGAGTCGAACAAGCACGAACTGAACTTGAAGCCGCAGAAAATGCGCTCGCAGAGTATGATAATGTCGAATATGTAGAAAAACTCACAGCATATCGTGCTGATTTGGCTCGTAAACTCGGCGTAGTAGAACCCGAAGTCGTAGCGGAGGCGTGTGATGAACAAGTTGTCGAACAAGAACCCGCACCCGTCATCGAATCTGTGGCACCGCTTTTCTAATACACATCATCAAAACAGGGGAAGTTTTAGTTCTTGGCTAAAAACATTTTGTAAGGGATTCGGATTACTTCTGACTTACGAAATCATAGAGGAACTTCTCGAAGAAGCAATAGCCTACACTATAACAGCCATCATCGCGAAAGCGGTATCATTTTTGTTAGTGGTATTGCTAACGCAAACAGTAAAAATAACAGCAAAGGGAATAGCAAAGGGAATCACAATAGCACTTAAACCTGCGGTTAAACAGCTTACCTACAAAGAAGGTAACGACAAAATAACTAAAATATTGAGGTTTATAAATATGTGTAAGGAAAAAATCAAGGAAAATAAATTCTTGAACTTTTTGAAGAGAAATCCCAAATCGATTTTGGGTATTATTTCTGGTTTTATTGCTTCTCTTGCAGCTGGCGCAGGCACAACTTGCGGTCTCGTTATCGGTAATGTTGAACTTCCGCTTTGGGCAAATATTTGCTTCGGCGTTATCGTTTGGCTCGTATTGTTTATTGTCACCGCAATCGGCGTAAAAAATGCAGGTTTTGAAGGCGTTGCAAAATATCGGTTGAGAAAACTTGCCGAAAAACTTGGTTTTGGCAAAGCGGCAGAAGAACTCGAAAAAGTCGAAAAAGCAATCGAAGCCGAAGATGAGGCAAAAGCAGAACAAGAAAAACTCGCTCTCGAACAAGCAAAAGCGAAATATCAAGAAGCTTGGAGAATCGACATTACAAGCAAAAAAATTGATATAAACGTTTCGCTTGAAGATTATATCGCCCAAAGACAAGCCGAAGAAAAAGAAGCGGCTGAAAAAGCAGAGCAAGAGAAACTCGAAGCCGAAGCAGAGCAAGAGAAACTCGCAGTCGAAAACGCGTTCTTGGCGGCAGTTTCAAACGGATATGCGGGCTCGTTCGATACTTGGAAAGCAGAGCAAGTAACTAAATAAGATACCAAACCTAATCCCCTAATGATGAAATCTCGCAGATAGATTCGTTAGGGGATTTTCATAACCAAAAGGGAAAATATGAATAAGAAAGTTTTGCATACGATGATAATCCTCTGCTGGGTGTTTCTTGGCGCATATGCGTTATTAAAATTAATCCCGCAGTTGGCTGATAAATTTGTGATTGCTGTCAATAACGAGCGTATAGTTGAGGCGGGTAATTTTGTTGACGAACACGTTTGGTTACAACAAATCGTATATGGACTGACGACATTGCTTACATATCATTTCTATTTATGCGCTTGTTGTCATAAATGGCGTTTGTCTTGGAAACAATACATCGTACTTATTGTTGCCATTATTGCCGCAAACACATTGAAATATTATGTCTCTGAAATCGCTGTCCAAGTAAATGTATTAATAATGGTAATTTATCCGTTCTTATTGAAAAGCGATTATAGAACATTTATAATTATATTCATAACACATTCTGTTGGGCAATTATTGATTAGTTTTATTCGAGGGGCAGAAATGTCGCTTGCAGACTGCAATACATTGACGTGCCTAATATGTTGTTTAGATATGTATGTATGGCTATTGCTATACTACTTATATGCAAATCTATATAAAGGAGAAAAATTTATGGGTAACGTTGCGCCTCCGTTTTGGGGCAAAATGAACAAAGAAATCGACGCAGAAATTGCGTCTCTCGACAAAAAGATTGCCGAGTGCAAGGACACAGAACAACGCAAGAAATACGAAGCTAAAAGGGCTGAATATGAAGAAATGCGCGTTAAAACTTCTGACGAGAAGTAAAATCGTTATAAAGCACGCCCTGCACTGGTTATCGGTGCAGGGTAAACTTTATTTGCGAGGGATTCCACAATTATTCTTGGTAACAATATTGTTGATTCCTGCCGCATATTTTACAGGCAAATATATCGAAGCAATTTTCCAAATTATTGCGTTGTTTGCGCTTCGGTATAAATTCCCTAAAACTTATCACGCCGATACGACTATGAAATGTACTTTTGTGACGTTAAGTATCGGGTATCTTGCAATTCCGAGAGTTTTGCCTACGAACGTTGCTTTGTTTAGCGCGATATTTGTCAGTTTCGTTATCGCATTTCTCTCGTGGTTGGCACAAGAATTTATCGACCGAAAGAAACGCATAGCCGAACTCGAAGCCGCGCCTGTTTCCGAGCCATTATCGTTCACAACTTGTTCGCGAGAAGAATTCGATATGTTGTGTGTAAATAACGGAATCAAGTCAAGCCGCATAGAATATGTTTGGGATTTACTTCGAGGCAAATTATCAACATCTGAAATGATGGACAAATATTGCGTAGCCGAAAAAACAATTAGTCAAGACCGTTGGCGATACAGAAAAAGATTTTCTAACCCTATTGACAACGGCGAATTGAAATGATATTATAAACGTGTCGAAAGCGCAATACGAGGTCTTCTAAAAGTTCTCCCCAGCCTCGTTCGACGCAAAAAAAATTGCGCGTATCGGCGACTCGCATCTTGTAGTGCGAATTGTAGGGGCAGTACCTACGTTGCCGACCAGTAACCCTGCGGGTAGTGCGCATACCCGTTGTCCGAAGCTATTGGCGGATAGAGTTTAATATGGCATCGTGTTCGCGACCGATGCTATGACCACGCAAGCAGTTTTGTACTATGCACTATATGTAACATAGCCTGAACGGTTCTCGACAAAAAGTAAGCTTGCATTTGGGGTTGAGAATGGTTTCGATTGCACATAAAGCCGAAGCGCACTGTGCAAGAAACGAGTTCGATTCTCGTCAACTCCACCAGCGGGTTTTTCACTGTTTCCAAGCCGTCAAAAAAACAGCGCGGGGCGTATTGATGTTTGCGCTCTGTAAAATAACATCATCGCACTTTGTCCGTTTCGGCGAATAAATGTGATAACGGAACGAAGCGCGAGGGGCGACGATAGCCCTGCAGTATCGCGTATAGAAAGGTGACACGCTATTCCTTTCAAATGCAGGTATGGCGCAATCGGCAGCGCAACTGATTTGTAATCAGTCGGTTGTCTGTTCGAGTCAGACTTCCAGCACCACCACTTTCACAATTCGAGAGAGCCGACTGTTTTTCGAAAAATTTTGGTCGATTTTCTCATTTCTATTGATTTATTTATGAATTTGTGTTAATATAAGTTTGTGTGAAGTGCTTATCAAGTATAAACCGTGCCGCCATTGCAGTGGCGACCAAAACACACTGTACTATGCACTATATGGGAGCATAGCCGAACAGACTGCACCTTGCGCTAAATATTAGTGAAGGTCAAGATAAACCTGACACTATATGTGTCGGGTTTTTCTTTTTTTATACTTTTTGTAGATTATTTTTGCCGTTTGTAGACCTTTTGTAGGTAAACATTCGGCATTTTTTTCTTTTATCATCAAATTAGCAAAAAACGATAAGGCGGTGTGCTTTATGGATATTTTTGAAGAATTAGGTCTAATCCAAGTCGAGCCGAATTCAATATATATCGTGCTTGATGACGATGAACATATATTTCTAATTTTGGAGGAAAACTCAAATGGTTAATTTCGGAAACAATTACGGTTTTGGTAACACGATGCCGACAGCAACTCAGCCATATGGATATCCGTTCAGTATGGCACAACAGCCTTCAATGCAACCGCAAATCAACACAAATAAAACATATGTCAGTGGCATTGAAGACGTGAGAATGCGTCCGCTTCCGCCCAATAGTGAATTTATATTTTTGGACAACGAAAAATCACTTTTATATCAAAAGAAAGTCGACGCAAACGGTCAGTTCGAAGTCAAGGCTTACGAAATAACCGAATACAACGCCGATACCGCGCCAACAGCTCAACCGCAAGTGGATTTGTCAGGATATGTGCCAAGAGCTGAATTTGAGGCATTACAGAGCGAAATTAAGGCTTTGAGCGACAAAATATCAAATATAAGGAGCGTAGCACAAAATGGAACAGCAACTGGAACTGGAACAACAACAGCCCAAGCAAAGCCCGCAACAAACAGCATATAAGCGAGTCGTTGCCGAAAACAAACGCTTGAAAGAACGCGTTGAAGAACTCGAACGCGAACTCGAAATACTCAAAACTTTTGTCGGTATAGGAGATAAAAAATGAACATTCTCGGTAACGGTGGCGGCGGCGGATTGCCCCCACAATTAATGCAAAGTATACAGCAAGTCAAAGGGATTATGGGAATGGCAAGAGGCGGAAATCCTATGTCTATGCTTCAAAATGACCCAAGATTCGCTCAAGTTATGCAAATGTGCAAAGGGCAGAACCCGCAAATGGTTTTGGAAAATATGTGCAGACAGCAAGGTATTAATCCACAAGATTTGATAAATGCACTGAAACAATGATACAACTCGGCAAATGACGTCTATGCCTTGTGTATAAAATAAAATTAAAAAGGAGAAACAAACAATGGAAGGTAATGGCATTCAACCTGTTATGAGTATGAATCCTGGTTACGGCTACGGCAATGGCGGAATCTTTGGCGACGGAGCCTTCGCGATATTTGCTATACTTGCTCTTATGTGGGGCGGCAACGGCTTCTTCGGTCGTGGCGCAGACGGCAGATGTGCAACAGTTGAGGATTTGAACAACAGCGCAAACTTCACCAGACTCGAAAGCCAAGTTATGAACAACGGTAACGTGGTCGAACGCAAGACGGACGCGATTCAAAACGGACTTTGCAGCCTCGGCTACGAGATGGCACAGCAATTCGGCTCGACCTATTCTCGTATCGACCAATCCACCGCGCTCATCAATGCGAACGTCACGGCGCAAACTCAAAAGATTCTCGACAGACTCTCTGAGGACAAGATTAGCGCATTGCAAGGCAAAATCAGCCAACTCGAATTGCAACAAGCACTGTCTGGCGTAGTCCGCTATCCGCAAGCGATTACATACAACGCGGGTGCATCCCCGTTCTGTAGCGGTTGCGGCTGTGGCTACGGTTACGGCACAATCTGATTTGGGTCTAAAACTGAATTAAGGCTCTGTTAGCCGATTGTATAAGAGGGGCAGGGCATAACCTGCCTCTCTTTCTAAAAAAAATATAGGAGAAATAAAATATGTCTTGTAATTCATTGATTGATGTTGCAACAACGACTTCGACGTCGGTATTGGCAAATGCGGCGATTCCGTTCAATACGATTGTGCGCAGACGTGGCAGAGAGATAGGTCAATCGGGTACAGCCGTTGCTATTAGCGATTGCGGTTCCAACTTCTATCTCGTGAACGTTACGGTTGCATTCACGGCACCTGCGGCGGGTACGGTTACGGTCGCGCTTCAACAAAACGGAGCGGCAGTCGTTGGCGGTACTGCGAGTACAACGATTACTACGGCAACGACAGAAGTTCGTAGCTTGTCGTTCTCGGCGATTGTCAGAACGTACAACAGCCAAAACATCGTCGACACGCTTACGCTCTTGAACAGCGGCGTTGCGATTACGGTCTCGAACGCAGATATGACCGTTGTAAAGCTCTAAGTTCATAGGCGGTTGCCAGTATGGATAACTGGAATTTAGATTTTTTAGACGTGATTACCGTATTGTCATTCGTGTTAGGGATTGAGAACCTAAGATTGAATCAGCAACAATCGGGCGACGTTATGGATGAACTCCGTAAGAACCAGAATGCTATGCTGGCAACCATCATAAAACAAAACGAGGAGATAATTAGGCTCCTAAGGGGACAAGAAAAATGATGCTAAAAAACGATATTAGGCACATAATCGAACACGGTAAGCCCGAAGATATGTACAAACTCGAAGAATTGTTCAACGACGTAGTAGAAGATTTGCGTGAAAGCGATAAGGATGAGTATTGCGAAATCGTTTACAAAGTTCACAAAATCGCTCACGGCGGACATCTCGGCGAAGAACTCGCAAAGAAGTGGGTCGATTCTATGGAAAACAAAGACGGCACACACGGTGCGCATTGGTCGTGGGATGAAGTCGATAAAGTACGCAAACAATATGCGCCCGAAGCAGACGAAGGCGATTTCTACGCCGCAATTTCGATGATGTATTCGGATTACTATAATTCACGTTTCGATACGGCAACATACGCACAACTCGCGAAAGACTGGCTCGACGACAAAGACGTCGGCAGTTGCAAAACGCTCAAATACTATATGAAGGTTGTTAAATAAAGGGGTTGACTTCTTGTTGTGTTTGAGATAAAATAAAATTGTAGTTTGGGATATATACTACGTTTATGTTACGGCGAGCGAGTTATCTAATCTTGCCACGAAACCGTAACAAGCCGCTCTGTTCGAAGTAGGTCGCTCGCTTTCCGAGCCGCCAATGACTTCGGCGGGGCGGTTTTTGTTTTCTTATTGACTTTATGTGCCGTTTGTTTTATACTTAAAGTCGATAAAAATCTGAGGTGCAATATTATGTATTTGTATTTTGATTATAAAGGCACATTGCTCGAAATCATAAACGATGAAGCGCTTAGACAATATAACAAAGGCGTGAATATGGTTAATATCTATATCGAGAGTGCGCCCGATTCCGTAACTGGTATCGTTCCCGATGACGGGAAGATTCCGAGTTATATTACTGGCATACAATATTGGTTCCAACTCGCGAACGGTGATAAACTCAACGACAAAGTATATGATACTTCGAGTAAAATCAAAAAAACGATTCCTTTTGATAGAAATCGCGATTTGAGACATTTCAGATACGGGAAAAGTTATGAGTTTTTCTCGTTTCAAGTTCCGAGCGGCGATTATAAAAAAGAAAAAAATGATAATGTAATCGATTTTGTAGGTGAAGGCGATGTTTTTAAGAGTAGCGGACTTGTTTTGATGACAGTTCAAGCGCGGACTGCGGGAACAAACGCTGACGGAACCCCGAAAGATGGTGCGCTTTCTCTTGAACGCGTTGCGTTTACTGTTGAAGACGCAGTTATTCTTCCTGATGATATAGTAAATACTTCCGAATTTAACTGGCTTTTGCAACAGTATGCGTTCGGTGATTATCTGCGTGCGCAACTTGTTTATATGAAAGTCGATAAGATTACGGCTTCGCACGCGTTTACTATCGATGGCGATAAATATAGTATTGACCTCGATACGAATTTGTTTAATCGCATTCCTAAAATCGGGGACGCTTTCTTGTACGTGTACGAAAACGGCGCCGATAAAGAAAGCAACATAACAATGGCTGTTGTCGATAAAATTACAGGTGATGTTACTGAGTGCTCGTTCTCAATATCGAATACGATTTCGATTAAGGGCGAAAAAGGCGATACAGGTTTAACACCTAATATAACCGCAACTGCGACGGTCGACGAGAATGTAGGGACACCAGAAGTTTCGGTGTCGAGAACGGGCACAAATGAGAATCCGAATTTTGCATTTGCGTTCAAAAATCTGAAAGGTGCGGCTTTTAAGCCGTCCGTAGATGGAAACGGGAATTTATCGTGGACCAATGACGGTGAATTGGATAATCCCGAAACAGTCAATATCAAAGGTCCAATAGGAATTACCCCTAATATAATTGCAACTGCGACTGTAAACGATAATGTTGGTACACCTACAGTATTAGTTTCAAAAACAGGTACAAATGAGAACCCAAATTTTGCATTTGCGTTCAAAAATTTGAAAGGTAGACCTGGAGATATGCCTGAAATAAGCGCAGTAGCGACAATAGACCACAATATAGGTGTTCCAGATGTTTCGGTATCGATATTAGGAACAGTTGCTAATCCAGAGCTTAAATTCGACTTTAAGAATCTAAAAGGCGCAACGGGAACTGCAGGCGCAGATGCTCTTTTTGCAGATAGAGCAGACCTTGTAGCAGATATTCCGCCACAAATAGGTAGCACATATAATTTTGAGTTCTCACATTTCAACAGAACACCAATACAGGGTGAAAAGGTATGGCAATATTTTTCTTCACCAGAAGTTAATCGCCGCTCTCTGTATGCTTGTAATTGTACAGTAAGTGCTATCCATCAAGGCACATCTGCTACATCATATGCAATACTTCGCGTCGATATGGTGTATTCTCTAAAAGGCGAAAAAGGTTATACGGGCGACAAGGGAGACGATGGCGAAACAATAAATTCAATCGAAACAGGTGTTTCCACGCAGGAAGGGGCTTATACAAAAACAAATATCAATGTAACCACAAACAAAAAAACCGTTACTTTTGAAGTTTCGGCAAAAAATGGTGCCGATGGTAAGCAAGGTCCAAGAGGCAATGATGTTCTTATGTGTTCACGTATGTTATCATATATGTTACCCGAAACATTATCTCTTGGAATCAGTATTTTTAACAGAGAACCAACAACAGGAGATTATTGTGTTTTTTATAGTGAGCAAGGTCAATATGCAAATTATCGATTTTCCCATAGAGACGGAGAATACGATGTTTACTCGTATGTTTTTACCATAGCCTCTTCTATTGTAACTACAAAAGGACCAACAGGTGACAGAGGGGTAGGCATTTTGGACGCGGGTATAAAATCGACATCGGAAACGGAAGAATATACGTCCACGACAGTAAGTTTTGCCAAGACGGATTCTACCACGTCCGAAGTCGTGATTAAGGCTAAAAACGGAATCAATCCGAATACGGTATCGTTCATAGGAACGGTAGCGGTCAGTGATTGGCAAGATTCAATAGCATATTCGGCATATGGTTATAAATACAGTGCATTAATGCCGTTTACAGGCGGTGTATATGCTACTGATACATATGTTCCCGACGTCGTGCCATCAGCAGTTGCAGACGTCGTTAGCGGCAACTTTGCACCGTTTGCGAATTCGCTTTCGACGGGTGTCCAAATATATGCAAAGACAAAACCGACAGAGACTACGAATTTTAATGTATCATTGTCACACGTGCAATAAGGAGAAGTGCGATGTTAGGTAAACTATTATCTATGGTAGTAACGAGTGGAGCAAATAATCCATGGAGACCTACGAACCAAGAACAATTTGACGAAATGGTTGCTGATAAAGATAAGGCTGGCAACTATATTGAATATGCAGGCGGTACATATCGAGTTGAGCCAGAAGAATACAAGGGTAAGATTGCGGTTGGCGATGTATTGGCTGGATTTTATTTTGATATTTCAAAAACGCCGAAGTCATCCTATTCGCCCACATTCGACGTACCAAGAATCCATCTTTATACGTCTTCAGATGGAACTGTTGTTACTGTAAAATCTCAATATCTAATGGTAAAAGACGAGACAGCTCTTGTCGGCACCACAAATGATAAAACAACCGTAAGACAAGGTTTGCAAATATGGCAGTCAAATAGCAGTAACGCATATGCTATTGTGTGGGTAATAGGTGACGGTGAACTCGACGCCTTGTATGACCATGGGCTGATAGCATATCCCGACAAGTGGTTGATTGGAACAAATTATGTGCAAAACTCTATTGGTTTCATTCCTACATATGTTCTTGAAGATAACAATAGTAGTTATGGTAGATGGAATGGCGTAGGAGGTTTCATTTGTTCCACTCTGGCGCCTCAATATGCGAAAAGATATTATGCTTTATCTTCGTTGACAAACCCTGCGTCAAGTAGAGATATTGCAAATGGGAAAGTGGCATATGGCGATACAGGGTATAGAATTGAAGGGACATATCAAAAAGAACCGAATCCGTTAAACCCTACAACCGAAGCCCAATATAATAAACTACTTATACCAGATAATATCGGAAAATTTATTGATTATAATAATAAATTTTGGAGAATCGAAAATATTTCGTTTTCGGGAACATTTTCGGCAAATGATTCAATTTCTGCAGTTTATTTTGATACAACAAAAACGCCGACTATTCCTGATTTTACTACCGAATATGAAGAATATGAAGGGGTTAAATTAAAATATTTATTTAAGACTGCAGAAGACGCGGTAGAAGGAATGCCGTCTGCTGGATTGTTTTTTATGCACGACGATTCGGAAGATAATAGTGGCGAGATTCTATGCTTTCTTTCTGGCAAATCTTTTTATTCTGTATGGTCTAATGTATTAATTGAGGGGTCAATAGGCTGGGTTTTAGATGAATTTGGTGGTAACGATACAACCGCTTGTAGCCTTACATTGCCAGAAGCAAAAACTGTTTCGTCAATAAATGCTAATGATAACTGGAATGGCGTATATGTATTCAAAAATAGAGAAGTTCAAATCGATGAATATATTAAAGCCACAAATTAAAACAAATTCAAAAAAATTCAAATTTATTATGCTAACCCCATTGACAGTAGTCGGTGGGGTTTGGTATTATATAGGCACCGAAAACGAAAGGAGAATGAAGATGAAAACAACAATCGAATGGTTCACACCCAAAGAGAAAACACCCAGAAACGGAGAAGTGCTCGCTTTGTGCACGCCAGGTTATATTACTACGTTGAATGTCTATGACGGGCATTTCAACTGCTCGTGCGGTGATAGTTTCGAAACCGAAATCGAAGTCGTAGTGTGGGCGTATACTCCAAAAAAACTCGAAGATATCGCAAACGTGAGATGGATGGTGAAATACGATGAAAACTGAACAAGCGATAGCAGAGATTATCAAGGCAAAATATAAGGAATGGCTCGACACGACAGGCGTTATTCCCGAAGGCACAACTTATTATGCAGAATGCTTGAGTGTTGGTGACGACTGCGCCGAAATCATTATCGATACCGTTTACGATGTCATTATAAAACAAGCGCAAATCGAAGTGCTGAATAGGTTGAAAAAACGCAGTTATTGTGATAACGATTTTATGGACGGCAAGTGGCATAGATATGTGTTTGTTGAAGATATCGATAAACTCATCGAAGAGGTGCAAGAACAATGATACGTCATCTTAGTCTTAGTATCGAAGGCGCGCTCAAAAACGCAAAAGATTTCGTCGGCTGTATCGAAACCGAAGACGGCAAGACCCTGAATACGGTTGCGGAAGTGAAAGCGTTTTTCAAAGAGCAACTGGATATGGGCAGAAAATATCTCCCTTACGGCGAATGTGATAATTTCGATTATCAACACGGTTGCAAAGGACACCCAAGCGAGAAAAAGGAAACGGGGCAATGAACGCGAAGAAGATAATGGATTTCGCCGAACAACACGCAAGCGATGAGAATATGTTCAATGATTTGGAAGAAGAATTGGACCAAGAAAAGTATGATGTACTTCTCGAACTCGAATCGGACCCAAACAACAAAACGCTTAATAGACAATATGTGGATATCTGCGAAAAGCAGAGAATGGTCCATATAATGAGACAGCAAAGACTCGAATTGTTTTTGCAGGCTCAAAAACACGGAATAATAAATTAACGGAATTAAAAAGGAAAAAAAACTATGAAAAAACAAAATGACAATCTTACACCTGCTCAATTTTTGACGGTAATAAAAACCGAACCCAATCGAAATTGGAACGAATATGTATTCATTATTTTGGGGAAATCGGGTCCGACGGGCAAAACTTGGTTAAAGGAACAGATTACGAAATTGGGTTTTAAGGCTTTCGAAATAACAGACTCCCTCTATCCCTTTGTCGGATATCACGATAGCCAAAATCATTATACTGTTGATGAGCCAGAAAAACAAGTAACCATTATTCTGAATGAAACACTTGCTCAATATCGCCCGAAATTCAACGGTTCAAGTAGAGTTCGTGTTAAAAGTTGGGAAGAAGTGGGCAAAATGTATGGCGGCGAAAATAGCGAAGAATTTTTGGGCGAATCAGACCGTCTATATGCGGTAATTAAACCTATTTGCGGCAAAAGCGGAGAAATTATGGAAGAGCTTGGACGCCATTATCGCATCAAATTTGACGGTTCTTCTTCCGAATATAAATGGTACATTGATAAAGATTTGTTGATAGAGGAATAATATGATACGCAAAAAAGACATAAACGAAATCAATTCCAAACTCGACGCGCTTTCGGGACAAGTTATTAAAAAAGCGACAGCATACGATAGGGAACACGATTTCTTGAAAGAAATCAAAGTCAATATCGCAAAATGTTCGGTCATTTTCGATGAAAAGTCAATTCGATATGCAGTCAAAATCGAATACGATTTCGCCCCGACAATACTTTATATCGAAGACGACGGCGAGGCTACGCTCAACGAAAGATTGCGAGCGATAAACGAATTGAGATTGATTCCGACAAATCAACTCGACCAAATTCAATTTGCAATCGAGAGGGCAAAAAAATTAAATGCAGGAGGAACAGAGTGAACGCGAAAAAATTTGGAACATATGTCAAGTCGAATCGATTTGCAAAAGGTTTTTCTTTGGCAGACGCGGCTGACAAGATAGGGCTTTCGCAACAGCAACTTATCAACATTGAGAAAGGAACGAATAGCCCGCAACCTGCCACTTTTATGAAGATTGTGAACGGACTCGGCTTGAATTTGAGAGAAGCGATAATAATGTTGGAGGACGAAGGCGATGACGCCGTTGACAAAAGAGAATTACAGAACTAATCACGATTATATGTCGTATTCGAGATTTTGTAGATTTCTTGAATGCGAAGCGAGCGCGGCAGCAAATTACCACCAACCGTCGACAGAATCGCAACTTGTAGGCTCATATGTCGACGCACATTTCAGTCACGAAATAGACGAATTCAAAGCCGAACACTCCGAAATTTTCTTGAAATCGGGCGAATTAAAAGCGAATTTCAAAAAAGCGGACGATTTGATTGAACGAATCAATCAAGATTCCGAAATGGTACGTCTTTTGAGCGGTGAAAATCAAGCAATAATGACAGGCGAAATCGACGGCGTGCCTTTCAAAATCAAAATGGACTCATATCTCAAAGACGAAGCCATAGTCGATTTGAAAGTTATGAAAGATTTTAACCGAGTATGGTCTGACGCTTTCGGCGGATATACCAACTTCGCAATCGCATACAACTACGACATCGAACTTGCAATCTTCCAAGAAATCGTATATCAAAATACGGGCAATCGCCTTCCCTGCTATCTTGTGTGTGTAACGAAAGAAACACCTTCGGATGTAGGTATATTCGAAATCCCGCAAGAGGACCTCGACAAGGCATTGACTATCGTAAAACATAATTTGCCTCGAATAAAAGGCATACTCGACGGCGAGATTGCACCGCAAAGATGTGAAAAGTGTGCATATTGCAGAGAAACAAAAAAAGCAACAATAATCGATTTTAATTACATCGGCGCAACAGGCGACCAACTCAGAGAAGCGGGTTATGAATGCGTCGACGAAAAAATAAAGAAGGAGTAATAACTATGGCTCATTGGAAACAACTTGCCGATTATAATTATATGGGCGCATTCTCGCTCGACGGCATAGCAAAAGAAGTGGTAGTAACAATTAAAAGTGTTGCCCAAGAACTCGTAACGGGTCCGAACGGTAAACAAGACCCTTGCATTGTGGCTCACTTCGCAGAAGAACACGTAAACGGCGTTGAAATCAAACCGATGATTCTCAATAAGACAAACTGTAAGGCGATTGAGAAAGCACTCGGCACAGGTGATATAGATGGCTGGATTGGCAAACAAGTCGTGGTTTATGCAACGACAACAAAATATCAAAGGGATATGGTGCCTTGCCTCAGAATCAAAGATACGCCCGCCCCGAAGCAACTCAAAAAATCGCAATTCTTTTGCAGTGTCTGCGGCAAAGAAATCAATAAAAATACTTACGACGCAAGCGTAGCAAAATACGGTGTGGCATTGTGTTCGGCTGAATGCAAAGCAAAACACGACGACCAACCAAGCCAAAACGAAAACAAATAAGAAGGAGAATAAAACAATATGGCACTTAATTTTTCAGGCAAAGTCGATTCCGATTACGAACTTATCGAAAAAGGCGATTATGAAGTAACGCTTAATTGCGATTACAAGAAGACGAACGCAGGTACATTGTATATCAACTGCAAATTTGCAATCAGAAAAGACGTTGAGCAATCTTTCGGCGGCAGATACATTTTTGACGCAATTTACAAAACACAAGGCACCGACGATTATAACAAAACCAAAATCAACGCAATCTTGGCGGCGATTCCGAATGCGAAACTCGATTTTGAAAATTATGACGAACTCGTTCAATATCTCAACGGTCAAAATATGATTATTTCGGTTGACGTAGAACCTGCGAATCAATATCATCAAAACGATAAAAATATCGTCAAATATCTTTCTTACAGACCGTCGGAAGTCGGCGCGGATGATAGCGATACAACAGCAAGTGCAACGACCGACGAAGCGGGAAGTTGGGAACCTGTCGATGGCGACCTTCCGTTCTAAAAAAAATAAAAATTCAAGCACTAACCCCATTGACAACTTCAATGGGGTTTTGCTATCATAAAAACACTCAACAAAAAGGTCAAAGGGAAAAATGACAACGACAGAATTAAACAAAAGATACCAAAATATTCCACAAGAATTAAAATCATTAAAAAGGTGGGTAGGCTATAAAGTCGAAACTCTTGCAAGCGGAAAGCAAACGAAGCGCCCGTACAATGCGCTTTCGGGAATGTTGGCAAGAGTAAACGATTCTATTACGTGGTCTACCTTTAATCTTGCTCTTTCAGGCTGTGAAAAATTTAATTTTGACGGAATCGGTTTCGTTCTTGGTGACGGAATCTTCGGCGTTGATTTGGATAATCATACGGACGAGAATACGCCCGAAGAAGAAATTGCAGAATTCAAACGTCTTGCAAATGAATTCGTTGCGACTTTGAACTCGTATACAGAATGGTCTCAAAGCGGAAAAGGTATTCACATTATCTGCAAAGGGAAACTTCCCGAAGGCTCTCGCAGAAAAGGTTGCGTTGAAATGTACGACGAAAATAGATTCTTTGCTTTTACGGGGAAAGCGATTCGCAATATTCCTCTACAAGACCGCCAAGAAGAAATTAAGCCGCTTTGGAATAAATATGTATACACACCAGTGATACAGCCACAACCGCAGTATAACAGGGCAAATAACGGTTTGTACGAGACCTTAAAACTTTCGGACCAAGAAATTCTCGAAAACGTTGCGAATTCGAGACAGAGCGAAGTGTTTTTCCGTTATTATGATAACGGCGATATTAGTCTTCAAGGCGGCGACGCTTCCAAAGCCGATATGGCTTTTTGTAGTATGCTCGCGTTTTGGTGCAATAAAGATGTCGTTCAAATGGACAGAATTTTCCGTAACAGTGGTTTAATGCGTCCGAAATGGGACGAACATCGCGGCGCAAAAACATATGGACAGATTACACTTGACGTTGCGTGTAGGAATGTCGGCGAAACTTACGTTAAAAAGGAACTCATAGATAAGGTTAATATCGGCAAAAAGACGGTTGTAATTGAAACGACAGCCAAATCTACTGAAGGTGAAGACGGCAAATCTGAATCGCCCGAAACGAATTATATACCGAGTTTAGACGAAAACGGTGAGCCGATATTCAGAATAAAGAAGGTTTACGGGTCTTATTCATATTCAGATACGGGCAATGCGCTGAAATTCTATGACTATTTCGGAGATTTGTTCAAATATAACGTCACCGATAAAATATTTATGTTTTGGACGGGCAAAACTTGGATAAGAGACTACAAAAATGTAGTTCGTAAATATGCCAATAAACTCATTGAGATAATGAAAGAAGACGACCAAGCGATGGTAGAAAAAATCGAAGCCCTTTCAAGTGAGGGGCGAGTAGACGAATCAAAGCGCTTGGAAAAGATTCTCGAAGCGTCCAAAAAAAATACTGCTCGTGTTGCAAACAAAGCGGGAAAGGACGCAATGTTGGCAGAATTCCAAACGCTTAAAGACATTCCCGTAACGAATGATATTTTTGATAAATACGACTATTTGTTGAATACGGAATCGGGCATTGTCGATTTGAGAACGGGGGCGATTTCGTCTTTCGATAAGACAAAACTATTATCAAAGAACACACATACAAAAGTATCATTTGAACGGTCGGAAGTGTGGGAAAAATTCCTTTGGAGTATCTTTGATAACGGAAATATTGCGGACACGCAAGAGATAATAGATTCGTTGCAAACCTGTATCGGTTATTCGCTTTCAGGGTCGACCGAAGAACAATGTATGTTCTTGCTTTATGGTGACGGTTCGAATGGCAAATCAACACTTGTTGAAACGATTTCAAACGTTATCGGCGATTATGGAACGAGTATGGATTCAAAACTTCTTGTTACGCAAAAGGGGCAAACAAATTCACCCGCCGAATATGCGATTGCAAAATTGCAAAAAGTTAGATTTGTAACCACAGGTGAAACTGACGAGGGCGGACGCTTGTCAGAGGCTCAAACCAAAATTTTGACGGGTAGTGACCCTGTTAACGCTCGTTTTCCGTATGGCAATCCGTTCACGTTTATTCCAAACTTCAAGATTTGGATGTCGTCGAACTATTTGCCAAATATTCGCGGTAAAGATTTTGGTATTTGGCGACGTATTTTCTTGTTTATTTTCTGTAACATATTTACGGAAGAACAAAAAGATAAGTCGTTGCCGTCAAAACTACGTATGGAAGCAGATAAGATTCTTGGTTGGTGCATAAAAGGCTTTTTGATGTATCAAGAACATAAAGAACTTATCAAATCAAAACAAACACTAACGGCGACAGCCGATTTCAAGAAAAAGAACGACCAAGTTCTGCAATTTATCGACGAAAAATGTATCATCGATTCGCATTCAAACATTGAATGTACTGAATTGTATGAAGCATACAAGGTTTGGGCGCAAAACAATACCGACTTCGTTAAGAAAGAGAGCCAATTTAGCTCTGAACTCACGGCAAAAGACGGTATCAGACGTGAAAGAAACGGCGTTAAGGCTTGGTGCTATTACGGCATAAGGCTCAACGGTGTAAATATTAGAAAAAAGGATTAAGATATGGGAAAAATACAAGGCGACTGCGGCAAGCAAACTGAACAAGAACTCGCACTATTTCTTCGGGGTTTAGGCTATTGGGCGTATATAATTCCGAAAAAAGTCGGTGGACAACCCTTTGACGTTATTGCGTGTAAAAAGAAAAAGGTGTGGCTTCTCGATGCCAAACACCTCGAAGCGGCGGAAGCGTCCTTTTCTCTCGACAGAATCGAGCCGAATCAATGGACATCTATGGAATATGCAAAAACGCTCGCCGATGTTGAGAACATGGGATTTGCAATCTATTGGGAAAGAAAACACGAGTTTTACTTTCTGCACTACAACGACGCGATTTTTTTCAAACAAAACGGCATCAAATCAGTTAAGATTGACGAACTTCCATTGCTGTTGTACGAGGAAACAATAAGATGAGAGCGATACTTTCAAATGAAATCCGAATCGAAGACGCTTCGCCAGAAATTATAGCGTGGTGCAAACGATTTTTGGTTTATAACAATCCCGAATATCAGCAATTGATGAGAATGGGCAAAGAAGATTATATCCGTTGGAAACACATTCCAGAGAAGATTCAGCTTCATTATATGGACGGAAATATTCTCGTGGTGCCATTTGGCTGTCTGTACGCCCTTTTACCAATGTTGGAGCAAAACAGTTGCACAATCTATCAAAAATTCAACGACAACGCTGAAATCTCGTTTAAGGACGCCAAAGTGCAAGGCATTGACAGTTTTTTCGATTATCAAGAGGACGCAATCACCGCCGCAATAAAAGCAAAAGGCGGCGTAATCGTCGCTGGGTGCGGTTCTGGCAAAACCTACACAGGCATGGAATTAATCCATAGAATCGGCAAGAGAGCGCTTTGGTTATGCCATACAGGCGATTTGTTGCGGCAAGCGCGAGATGACCTTCTTAAGCTTTATCCGACAGCAAAAATCGGACTTACAACCGAAGGTAAACTCGATATAGGCGAAGATATCACGATTTCAACAGTGCAAACTATGTGCAAAATCGACCCGAACTTGTACAAAGATAAATTTGATGTTATAATATGTGACGAAGCTGCTCACGTTTGCGGAACGCCTACAAAACTAAAAATGTTCACGAGCGTATTGTCAAAGATTCCTGCTCGTTATAAATTCGGTCTTACAGCCACGCCCACGCGCGCTGACGGGCTTATAAACGCAATGTACGCTTATGTCGGAATGAATCCTAATGGAACGTTCTCGCCTGCGTATAAGGTCGAAAGAGAGCGCGTAAACACAATGGAAGCGCAACATATCCGAATCGACATCGATAATCAACTCACAATAGTGGATAAAATGCAGTTCCTGGATACAGCAGGTATGACGGACTATATGAAATTGGTTGCGTTTCTATGCGAAAGACAATCTCGAAATGCAATTATTGTTGATAATATCGTCAAATGCGCGCAAGAAGGTCGCAAACAAATCGTCCTTTCATTGCGTATCGAACATTGTAAAATTCTGGTTCAGATGTTACAAGAACGCGGCGTCAATGCGGTATTGTGTATAGGCGAAACTTCGGCAAAAAAACGTGAAGCAATATTAAAACAACAAGTTGATTGGGACGTTATTGTCGCAACCTATTCGCTTCTAAAAGAAGGCGTTTCGATTAAAGAACTCGACACATTGCATTTTTGCTCGCCCGCAAAAGAAAAGGGTTTGATTGTACAATGTGCAGGGCGTATCGAACGCTATCTCGAAGGCAAAAAACAACCGCTCATATATGATTATGTCGATATAGACATTCCATATTGTGAAAGAGCATATAAACAAAGAAAATCGGCATTAAAAAGGAGGTTCTAATGGTAGAAAAAGGAACAGTATATAAAATCAAAGAAGGCGCGGACCTTAACAAATTCGCAGAAAAGGATTATGAAATCGTTCAGGTGGGGTCTTATCCCGTTATGATAAAAATTATCCCGCAAGATTTCGACGGCGAACTCGTACAAGGAACGCTTAAAAATATTTATAATAATAACGAGTGGCGCAAAAAAATCTATTCATATCATAAAAAAATGATAAAAGAAGCACTCGATTTGGATTATAAGCGCGGAAAAGCCGTTATCACCGAGAAATTCAGACACGTTTTGACCGATTGGCGAATTCAAATCGAACTTTTCGGCGACGCTTGGCTCGGATTCAAGAGCATGGATAAGTTCGAACAAAAAATCTATTACAATAGTTGTTATCTCGATAAATATTGTGCAGACGAAATCAAAGACCTTCTTGCCGACGATTTAATTGAAATTGTCGAAATCGAACAAGAAGTACCCGATAAACAGAACGAAGAAGAACAAAAATGAGAGATGATATTTTTTTGCCGAACGGCGAAATGTCTTTACGCAAACTCATAGGAGACGGATATACAAAGGCGTGGTTTATGAATAATACCTGCCGTTACCGTCTCTTTTGTGGCGCTCGTTCAACCAAAAAATCTAAAAACATTATCGGTTATGAGCCGATTATGAAGATAATATCGGACCAACGTCGAAACGTTCTTATCGCGCGTCAAAATGATAGCGATAATAGACAATCCACTTTCGAGAACGTATGTGGCTGTATTGTCGATTTAGGGCTTGAAGACGCTTTCAAAATCTCGAAGAATCCGCTTGTAATTGAATATAAACCGACAGGACAACAAATAATTTTTCGTGGTTTGAATAATCCCACGTCTCTAAATGGTATCACCTTTTCAAAGGGATATTTTACAGACGCTTACATCGACGAAGCATTCGAGGTCCCGTCTTATGAGGACTTTCGTAAAATCGACGGTTCATTGCGTGGTAAGTTACCACCAGGACTAACTTTTCAAATCACAATGTGTTTTAACGCGTGGGACGGCGATTCGTGGCTCAATCAAGAGTTTTTCAAAAACAGACTCGAAGACGATTACGCAAAACTTGACCGTGATGACGTAACGTATTTGGATTATTACGACCCCGATTTTATTGGACCTTACGGCAAAGGATTATATCTACACAAATCCACATACAAAATCAACGAGTTCCGTGATAAAGATTCATATGACGCGGCAGCGCTCGAAATGCGGCGTAAAGCACCCGAAATTTATAAGGTCGAGTTTTTGGGAATGTTCGGCAACACGACTGCGGCAGTTTATCCCGAATGGAATGACGCGCTTGTTGTTCCGCTTCCGACACTGCTTAAACTAAACGAACCGAATCGTCAACAATGGGCAGATTTTTCTATCGGCGTCGATACTGGTCTTTCTGACGGTGGCGGTCACGTTCTTAAAGTCGGCAAGAACGAAAATGCGGATTTGAAAGTGCGCGCAGCAACTACTATGTCATTGTGCGCAATTACATCAGATTTGCAAAAAGTTGCTACAATCGACGAATATTTCCATAGCAATAATAAAGCCGATAATTATATGAATACAGACGACCGCGAGAGTATAGGATTGCCCGAACAAGCAGATAGACTCATTCGCAAAATTATCGAATGGATGCAATATTACGGCAGTATGGGAACGATTCTTATGTGCGGAACAATAAATGTTTTCGTAGATAGCGCCGACGTCGGTTTTAGGCAAACTCTCGAAGTAAAAGCACACGAATATGGATTGTATAATCTGCGGTTCATTGCATCGACAAAGCTTTCGATTCAGACTCGTGTTGACTTCGACCGACTTTTGATGGCATATGGCGATTTCCTCGTGTCTGATAAGTGCAAGAATCTCGTCCGTGAAATCAAAAACGCACGTAGAGGCAAAAAAGGCGAAGCGCGTGAAGACGGCAACGACCATATGTTAACTTGTGTAGAATATGCGAAAGCGCCGTTATTGTCGTCGCTAAGAAGATGGAAAACTTTCAAAGTACATTAAAAGAGAAAGCTCGAATTCGGGCTTTTTCTTTTTCTAACCCTATTGACAGCCGATTTATATTTTGCTACAATGTGAGTACAAAATTCAAACGAAAGGAGACAAAATTTTTATGAACACAGTAGCATTGAAAGGCATTGTAAAATCTACCCCTGAAAAAAACACGAAAGACTATTACGAATTCGAACTCGGAATCAAACGTTATTCTGGTTGCGAAGATATGATTAAAGTCATTTTCAAGAACAAAGAATTCTTGGATTACATCAATATGGGCGAATCGGTCGCGGTTTTGGGTAGCATTATAACTTATTCCGAGTACGATGTGTACGCAAGAAAGACACGAACTCTTGTAAGAGTAAATGCGCGGTCGATTACGAGCGGAATCGAAATCGAGGACGAATATGTTAACGAGGTTTCGATAATTGACAACACGTTCCTTACCGAGCCTGAAATAAGAAGCACCCCTAAAAAATTTACAATTACCGACTTCGTACTCTTAAACAAAGAGGGCGATATTGTAACCGCGCATATACCTTGTATTGCTTGGAACGGTGTTGCCCGCAAATTGGCAGCGATTGGTAGTTGGGGCAAGTTTTCAGCTATCGGAAGATTGCAATCCCGTGAGTATACGAAACGATATGAAGACGAAACAATGGAAATCAGAACCGCTTACGAAGTGTCTATTTCTTCGTTCTCGTTCTCGGCGGAGGACTGATTATGGCAATTTTCAAAGACCCAGAGCAAGCCGAACTCGGAACGTACACATATCGGTGCAAAGGCTGTAACGGAAAAGGTTGCAGATGGTGCTGTTTTGGCGATATGTGGGAATCAGAAGATAAAAAGGAGAATGAAGATGAAAACACACGGACATTATAAAACAATAGCCGCAATCAAGCAACAGGCAGCAATTATAGAGAGTGCGGTTAAGGGGAAGAAAGTAAAAAGCAAGAAATTAAAGCAAATGATTATTCGAGATATGAAACAAGAATATCGCTTGTCAAGACCAAAGAAAACGAGGATGTTATGACTTATGAAAACTAAACAAGAACAAATCGAAGAAATACAAGAAATCATTGGCGATAGTTACGAGTATGATTCTATCAGTGCGGAACTTGGTAGCGGTGATGGGTATATAAACACCGAAGAAGCCGCAAAAGCAATTGTTGAGGCAGGCTACGGCGATGTGTCCGAGTACAAAAACAGATTCGAGGTCGCAGACAAGGTTTTGACCGAAACGCGAGCGAAACTCACGAAAGCAGAACACGACCGCGATAGGTACAAAGCCGAGATTGAACGGCTCACGCACATTATTGAGTATTGTGAAAACGAAGAACTTGTTAAATCAAAAGTCAAGCAAGCACAAATCGATGTGCTGAATAAAGCGAAAGAGAGACTCAAAGTTGTTTCAAGAGAACTGGGCGATGAATATGACCTATGCGGCGTATCTGCGGTATGTAGTTGTAGATGTGAAATCGACGAACTCATCAAGGAGGTGCAAAATGAGCAAAAAGGCTGATAACCCGAAACAAAAGAAGTGGAAATTCTTGTTGGTTGAGGACGGTTCTATCGATGTTGACGACTTGCAACAGTTTTTCGATGAACAAGATATGAAGATAAAAATAGTCATATATAGACAAGGCGCATATAAGCCTGAATTGAAAGAATTTTAAGGATGTGGAAGATGGCGGAAATAATGGTTAATTTAGATGTACAAATAGAAACAAAAGGTAAATATTGTGGTCGTTGCAGATTTTATGATTCGGGACTATCGCGTTGTATTCTTTTCCGCAAAGAATTAAGAGATTATATAGTTGGAAGTTTCGAGTGGGCATTACCAGTAATATGCGATGCTTATCGTTGCGAGGAGTGTATTCAATCGGAGGTGGAAGATGGCGAAGATAAGAGTTGAAATCGAAGTGCCGAAAAATTGTAAAAAGTGTATGATGTTTGATGACGAGTATAGATACTGTGTGTTATTTGGCAAATATATACCTTTTGATGTGCATAATAACATTTTTAACCCTTGTGACGAGTGTAAACAAGCGGAGGTGGAAGATGAGCAATGTAACAGTTGAATTTCTCAAAGACAGCGTGCAAAAGGCTTACAATAACGGATTCAAAGACGGTATGGAAACGAGTATGCACTACTACCTCGTAAAAGTAAGGGGATACAGCAACGATTGGGTCGATTTCATTGTAAAGACCGACAGCAAAAAGAAAGCGATTGACATTGCGTATAAACAGGTTGTGCGTGAATACACACCCAATTATATGAAGTTGCGCTTGTATGAGCCGTACCACAAAAAAGACATAACCGCACTACGCATTGACAAGTTAATGTTCAACGAAGAGGGCATTACGGACTTATACCCAATAGATTAAAGGATGACAAAAAATGACAAACAGAGAAAAAATATTGTCAAATGTGGGCGACAATTTGGTAGCAGACCAACTTATAGATTGTGTTCAAGCATACCGCACAAAGGACGAATTGAGGTCACATAACCCACACATAGAGTATAAGTTTAATAATGCGGTGTACAAAACGTATGAAGAAGCATTTGCGGCAATGGGGAAGTGGCTCGACAAAGAGGCTCAACCAATCACGGAAGAAGACAAAACGATAGTAATACAGTCGAACGAGGTAATATAAAATGAGATATTTGAGTGTATTCAAAGACGACGGAGAAGTTCTAAAAGCAATTAGCGATATACATTTGCGCGGCAAATGGTTTGACCTCGATTGCACATATAGTAAAGGTGTTTTTTATAATAAAATACCTCAGCCCAAAATTAAGAGCGATATTTTGCCCTTATTCGATGATGTGCTTATGGTGGATTCGACAAAAATGGATATATTTACAAATAATTCATTGAATTCAATCGTATTTGACCCGCCATTTTTGTTTAGAAAACGTAAATCAGATAATAACGATAAAATGTCTACCAGATTCTCATACTTTAATAGTTATGATGATTTGACCGATATGTACAGCAATAGTCTTTTGCAATTCTACCGAGTCTTAAATAAAGGTGGGTATCTGTGCTTCAAGTGCCAAGATATGACAGATGGCAAATTTTATTGCACACATAATTTTATCATCAACAAAGCACAGAAAATCGGTTTTGAATTGAAAGATATAATTATAAAAGCAACCAATTTGAAACTGCAACGTGACGCAAAACAACAGAATTGCGTTGCAAAAGTGCATAGTTATTGGCTTGTGTTTAAGAAGAAATAAAAAGGACGGTAAAACAATGAACATTTTAGCAATACTGTTATCAATTTTGAGCCTGCTCGGATTGACTTGGCTCTTTGGATGTGGACTGAAATGAAATATACTTGTAAAATTTGCAGCAATGCCAAACAAGCCAAAATGGCAGAGCGGAGAGGAAGTGTTCGATTGGTGGGTGTACCACATAGACGACACGAAAAACGATGAGAATCAACTCTCAATAGACGATATCGAATAGGAGAAAGCAACAATGATTTTTTTAGGGAATTTAACAGTTGAACAAATCGAAAGAGAATATAGTGTAAATTTTTCCGCCGAGGATAAACAATGGCTGATGAAACACCATCAAGACCAAGCCAATGGAATCGAAAAAGACAAGTGGCACTTCTTCGATATGCCGAGAATTATGGTTGCAGGTAGTAAAGAGTTTATGCAAGAACTCTACGATAGACTAATCAAATATACGTTTATCGGACAATTCAGAATAGGAGTCGAGCAATGAAAGCAGTTTTAATATCGATTCAACCGAAATGGGTTGAGAAAATAGCAAACGAAGAAAAGACTATCGAAGTGCGCAAGACCGCACCGAAACAAGTGCCGTTCAAGTGCTATATCTATTGCACGAAAGGCAAGCCCGATAATTCATTGCTTATAGACAAAGACGGGCATCACGTCATTATTGGCGATTATAGAAATGCTTTTAATCACGACGTAAATGGCAACGTGGACTGGAATATCGGCAATAACAAGGTTATCGGCGAGTTTATATGCGATAAGATTGAAGAGTTTAGTGTCGGAAGTTTGCGAAGCGATGACATTGAAAACCTTGCTTGCTTATCATACAGTGAGATGATTAACTATTTTTACAAACCCGAAGAACTCGACGGAAAAACGGTGAAACACGGTTACGCTTGGCATATCTCCAACTTGAAGATATACGATAAGCCAAAAGAGTTGAGCGAGTTTTATCGTCCTTGTAGTTATAGCGGTATTTGCTATTCGTGTAATAGATTTAGACCAAACGGCACATCGAATGATAAACCGAATGATTTCTGCGATAGTACGATAACTCGTGCGTCGCAATCGTGGCAATATGTACAGGAGTTGGAAGAATGAAATATAAAAGACTAACGACAACGCAAGTTGTAAACGGCAGAAACATAAAAACAGTTACGAGCAAAGGCAAGGTTACACTTCAAGACCTAATCGACAGACTTTATGACATCGAAGAAAAAATCGAGAACGGAACGCTCATTGAGTTACCCTGTGTTCGCAAATTGAACTTTAGCGGTATAGAGTGCGTTGAAGCCGTTTATATTCAACACAATGGAACTGTTGGCGAATGTGTATGCCTAAACGAAACCGAAGCCGAAAAGATGTTGGAGGAGATAAGAAATGGAAATAACGACAGGCTGTCCGACTAACTGCAAGTACATTCACGGCAATAAGTGCATTGCTACCGAATGTAAAAGAGAAACAAGTACAACATATATAATACATAAGTGTGATGAAGAATATTGTTTTTATCCCGAAATCACAAAAGGAAATGAAGTCTGCGATGAGTGCAGAAAAAGGAGTAAAAGATGAAAATAACTAAAGAATGCCCAAAAGATTGTAGATATATTTATGACGGCGATTGGTGTATTTGCGGCACCGAATGCCCCAAACTGCCGCATAATCTTATCAAGTGTCCAGAATGTGGCACACTCGTTAAAGTAGACACGCGCAGCCCCCTACCAAATTCGTGCCATCCATGGACCTGTCCTCAATGTGGCAATACTGGTATTACCGATATTAATCCTTGCCGCATCTTTTATCAATGTAAAAAATATTATTATCAAACAGAAAATGCGGCTTTGGGCAGACAATATGCAAATTACAGAGGAAAGCGAGTCGCAGACGGGACATGGGTATATGGCTATTACGCCCTATTCGCGAGCAATAAGGGACTAAAACCTGCAATCTATACCGAGAACAACAATAACGGTGCCCTTACCGCGAATGAGGTCGTTCCCGAGACTGTTACGCAATCGACAATGTTGCTCGATAAAGACGGTAAAGAAATATACGAAGGCGATATTGTTGTATTTGACAAAGGTACATCAAACGAATCATATCCCTATCTGATAAGGTATAACCCGCGGCGTTGTGCTTATGAAAGATATGAGTTCGGCAGAGATAGTTCGCTTCGTGACGGAAGACCAATCGAACGCGATATAATGAATGTTTGCACTCTTGTCGGGAATTTCTGGGATAATCTCGAGCTGTTGGGCACAGAGAAGTGGGTAAGAGAACATACGAAACCCGTAAAAGATAACAAAAAAAAGAAAAAGACGGAAAAGGTTGAGCAGGAGAGCTTTTTATGACATACGAACCAAACAACATATACAACGTCGATTCATATCAGGCAATCGAAGCCATCCCCGATAACAGTATCGACCTCGTTATCATCGACCCGCCGTACGATATTCCGCATACTACGGGGGGGGGGGGGGAGTTTTGAAAAAAAAGGAACCCAAAACGGTTCCA